GCTTTCGGAGCTTTTTCTTTAGGTTCTTTCTTGGCTTTCGGAGCTTTTTTAGCATTTTTCTTTTCTTCCTTTTTAGCTTCTTTACGCTTCTTCTCATCTTCAGGACGAGGTTCTTCAGCATCTTCTTCAACTGTTGCTGCATGCTCAGCAACCATCTGCTCTTCAGCAGCAACATCTTCATCAGAAGCAATCATTTCAGGGTCTGTATAAGTTGAAATTCCAGCTTCTTTCTGTTCAATCAACTTTGCAAGTTCTTCTTTTGAATACTTTGCGTAATTAGGAATACCAAGCTCATTTGCTTTTTTACGAAGTACCAGTAACGATTCTTTAACTGTTCCCATAATAGATTAATTTTAAATGTTTTGTATTAATGTTCTTTTGACACTGTGAAGATACGACCTTTTGAAAGATGTAGCAACACTTGGTCGAATTTATTTCTCAGAAAAGATTACCTTTTTCAATTGTTCGAGTCTCTCTTCAACACTTCCAGTAATTGTAATATAAGGAATGTCATAATTCTTCAAAAATTGTTGTATCTTCATGTCGACATCCTTCTGGAACTGTTCATCTACTGACCTTACTCCATCTTCAACAAGAGGAAATTCAATAGGGAAATAAACAATCAATGAAAGTTCATACTTACGACGGACAACTTCTTTTCTTTCACGAAAATCTTCGTTACTGAGTTTATTGTAATCTTCATCTTTAGGATTACATGTATCAAACAATCTTGAAGTGTAAGCTGCAACATCAACAATACATCTATCACTTACTGAAGGATTATCAAACATCTTATCGAGAATTTCGTTATAAGCATCAAAAATCTTCTTCTGTGATTCAGAATTACCATTTTCATTGATTACAACTTCTTCTCTTTCTAACATCTGACGTACAACTTCTGAATAGAAGTTCCACCCTTTGAACATCTCGTCATTCTTAACGGCTTCAAACAGTGTCGTCTTACCAGTGCCTTGGGCACCACAAAAACTGATTCTTCTGTGATTAATCATCGATTGTCTCCTTCACCATTAATGACATTCCTTTGTTTTCTTGATGCAAGTTTCTCGTTATTCTGAATAGCAATCTCTTCAATATCCAATCCGAGACTATCAGCTAATCCATTGAGATACTTCCAAATATTCTTCCAAGCGCTCAAAACAGCAGTTTTTCTCTTTTCAGGGAAAGTATTCACTTCACCATCTTTCCAATCGTCACGCAACCACTTCTTCACCTGCTCAGCAATCTTTCCTATTTCTGAAGGGAGTTTAACTCCAATAGAAGCAGCAGAAAGTTCTGGTTCTTTCTCTGTCCAATTCCAACCTTCTTCGAGAGGAAGGTCTAATTCAACCCGAATACTTGCCAAGTACCATAATTGGTCTCCGATTTCTTTAGAGATTTCTCCAAGTAATTTCTTTTCATCTTCTACACTATCGACTTGGTCGAGCTTTTCATAAGTTTCACCCAACTCACCACATAATCCTAATACTACATAAGGAATTGCTACTTTCTCATGATAGGCTTTAGTTGTAATAGCCTTGTTTTCATACTCTTTGTAATTCATGTTTCAAAAATTATTTATGATTAGTTTTCCATATCTGAATTTGTCTCAAAAACTCATCTCTACTATTCATAGAGTTATCTAAGAACAATCCTGAACAGTAATTTGTCACCATAGAAGAATTATCTTCTGCACCTCTCATACTTACACACATATGTTCAGCTTCTATATAGACAGCAATGCCTCTCACACTATCCTTAAAAATAGATGCTAACCAATCATGTATCTGTTTAGTCAGTTGTTCTTGAAGTTGAGGTCTCTTTGCAAACCAATGTACAACTCTATTCAATTTAGAGAGTCCAATGACATTTGCACCTTCTTGTGGTATGTACGAAATGTGGCAAATTCCGGTAAATGGTAAAAAATGATGACTACAAAGTGAGTTTACTCTAATACCCATCTCTGTCACCATTCCTGTATAACCTGTACCTTCAAAAGTAGCAATGCGAGGTTGTTGTTCGTAAGCTCCTGAAGTAATTTCATTAACCATCATTTTAGCTACTCGCCAAGGAGTTTTGACCATATTAGGGTCATTCTTCCAATCATATCCTAATGCTTCAAGAAACTTACCATATGCTTCTTCAGCGTTGATTAACATTTCTTTCTTTTCTTCTTCGGATAGAACTACATTCTGTCCAGCTTTAATCTTCTTTTCCATATATTAAACTCCTCGTTTTGTTCCCCAAATTATAATCTGTAATCTATCTGAATAACGATATCCATGTTCTGCACAATATTCGGCAACCATCTGTCTATTCTGGTCTAATTCATCATTTCGTGAACCGGCGGGCATGAGCGTTATATTCCAAGGATTAATGAATCTTGTATCAAACCATATCTCAGTTCCATTGAATTCTTGAGAATATCTCTTGCGAGACTTCTTCTGGATATCATACAACATCAAATCATGGATTTGTTTTTCGATTTCTTTAAAATCTTCTTTTCTGCTAACTACATATTTCAAACTGAAATCCTTTGCATGCTCAATCATATTCCACAATGCTTCAATATTGAATCTTTCTACAGCATGTTTCTTCAAAGCTGGACTCCATTTCATTCCAAGTTTCTTGAGCTTCTCATCAGTAGGTTCTGAAGATGATAATTTCGGCGAGATATTAATCAAATCTATTTCTTTCAATATAGACTCATCTACAAGAAGTGTTCCGTTCGTCTCTATAAGAACATCCATACAGTAATCGTTAGCTATCTCAATCAAATCAGCAACAACATCTGGATGTAAGAATGGTTCTCCACCACTTATAGAAAGTGCAGTTGTCATCGGATATTTCTCAATGATATCGACAACTGATTGATAGTTGTATTTACCTTTCTCAGGAGCAAAGCTGGAATAAGCGGTATCACATATACTGTTATCAAAACAACAACGAAGATTGCAGCCAGACAAACGGACAAAAATTGTCGCTTCGCCTGCTGTATTTCCTTCTCCTTCGATAGAATTAAAGACCTCGATAATTGGTCTTTTCTTTTCGTAATCAATATTTCTCATCATTATTTAACTTGTTGTTCTACTTTAGGATTTTCAAACCATTTTGTTTCTGGATTTTTCTTCTGGTGTCTTCCATCGAGATACCAATTGAATAATTCTATACTCCAATCATTTGTTACTGATTGTGAACATTCAAATGGCATTTCAAATACACTCGACATCGATACAATATCTTCTTTCTCTGCAGTAGCACTTCCTGTCCTCGTTTCGTAATATTGCACCTTATCAAGAAATATCTTCGATTCATTATTATTCATTTTCGTACAATCGAGAATACTTTGAATTCCTGACAAAAAGAATAACGACAACATTTCTGCTGATGGATTGAATGGTAGAGAAATCCATCTTTCACTATGCTTTTTAATAAAGTCAATATATTCTTGATTATCTTTGTCCCAAAAAACTGTACAATGGTCAAACGAATTAATGAATTGTTTTATCGAACCCTTCATTAATCCAAAATCATAAATCATTCCAGCATTATCTAAAGCACTTGCCTTCAGACTTACCAATACTTTAAAGGAATGTCCGTGCAGACTTTTTTTGCAATAATTTGTTGAACAATTACGCACAATATGCGCCATCTCTCCTTCGAATTCTTTTGTAATAATCATAAAATCTTCCTTTTAGAATTAATGTTTAAAGATACTACATTCACTTCAGTTTTTCGAGTGGAAGGGTATATAGCAATTTGATTTTGAAGTAAATATATGGCACAAAAGAAGAAACACCATTTCTCAAGATTCTCACTGAATTTTCATTAGGATGATTAGCTTTGATGGTATATTCAATTCCTTCCCAGATTACCGTTTCTCCTGGTTTTAATAGATAAAATTTATCCCAATAAGATATTGATTCTTTTGATTTAGGATTATACTGAAAATTTGGAAGTCCATATTCTTGAATAAATTCTTTTTTCCAGAAAAATTCAAATGCTTCATCTAATTCAAAAATGTTCGGTAGTAAGAATTTCTTTGAAAGGTCTAAAATTTTGAATTTCTTTTTCTCTGCTATATCTTCATTCATCTTTTTGAATTCAGGTCTATCGTAAATAATTGACCTTAACTTACAACTTAAATACTCTAACTGTAGTATTTTTATAAACTCTTCATTAGTTAAACTACGTGATTTTTCCATATCGAATTTTTGCTTGCAAAACTACAAACTATCTTTCAATATGGAAAGAAAGGGTTACTTAATTGTAACCCTATTATTTCTCCTTATATATCCCAGTCACCACTCCTTCATCATCTGTTACAAACAAAGTTTTACATTCCTTTAATTCGTAGCATCTCTTTGATAGTCTTGTTACTGTATGAGTGTTTCCATTTTCATCTTCTATAGTGTACATTATCCGACTTCCCTTATTGAAGGTAGGTCTTTCTTTCTTATCTCCTTCTTCTATCTTGTAGAAATCACTGAGGAATTGTTCCACGTGGAACAATGAATTTTTTGCTGTTTGTTCTCCTATCAATATAGCAGTAATCTGTTTTGATTTAGAGACTGTTAAGTCCATTAAATCGCAAATATTGAATACTTTCTTGATACTGTTTTCTGTACAGCACACCAGAATACTGTTATCGTACTTTTTCTGGAATTCTTCTCTATCCATAATCTTTTTATTTTTAAGTTTTGTAAAATATCTATACTGATTGTCAAGGAAATAGGGGTTACTTTGATTTTCACCCCTTCTTTCCATATACTTAATAATTCGTAACCTTTTGTCTTGTATTGGCTCTGAACATCACCAATTTATTTTAATTAATCTGGCTCCCCAACCTTTACCTGTTGCTCCGTCATATCCAATTACATTCCAGCTAAGTTGTCTCTTTTCATTCACACACAAGCAATGTGGTCGAATTACTTTTCCATAACTACCAAAAAGAAAATCGCCTGTCAAAATTTCTCCATTTTCTTTATAAGCTGTTGTATTATCTCTTGTAGGGTCATAATATATCTTGTGTCCTTGATATTCTATGCAATCCATTTCAACTTCTTTATTTACCCACTCGTAAATTCTTTTTGTTCTTTTGGTCGGTTTACCATTTCTCATTACAGGAACATCAATCCATTTAATTTCTTTAATTGTAATAGTTTTCATATCTTTCTGTTTTAATCGTTTAATATCTCCTTTTGTTTTACACTGTAAAGATACACCTTTGGACCACGCGGTCCAACAATTAGACTAAATTATTTGTATAAAAATTTATAGGTTCTATAATATCATCTAATGCTTCGAGCAATTCTTCCTGAGATGCATCGCCTGGGTCTTTCTTTTTGTCTTTTAGACAAGCAATTCCGACATTGAAATACTTCTGTAAAGTCAAAGCTGTGGATTTTATCATCTCAGGTTTATCAGGGTCATAAAGCAATATAATATTCCTAACACTTCTTTTCAATCTTAACAACTTTATCTGCTCTGTACCCATATTATTACCAAATGTAAAAATACATTTTATCTCATCTGATTCATAAAGATGAAGTTTATCATCTACAGATATATAATCAAATAGACCTTCAACTATTATAATGGTATCAGTTGTATCTGTAATATTATCATATCCTCCTAACACTCTTGAAAATCCATCTGTAGAGTTTTCATATCGGAGAACGAGTTTTTCTTTTCCTTCTTTGAATGCTTTAAGGTTCTTTTCGTGCCATTCTTTACTTTTCTTTGAACGTGCCAACCAAGCTGTCGTTTTACCGTTCATTGTAAATTGGAATATGATTTTATCGTGTAACTTTTTGTCAAGAAAGAAATTTGTAATTGCTGGTTTGAATTCTTTATAGTATCTTTTGTTGAATCCTCGATTGTTCAAGTATTCATCTTCTTTAAGATATTCTAACTTTCGAGGAAGTTTACATTCGATTAATTCTATAGGATTTTCATTCCCCTCATCTTTTTCTTTTATAAGAGGAGTCAACTTTGAAATTTTTACGCTATTTTCATAGTTTATCTTCGCTAAATCCAATCTATTTATTTTTTCAAGGAAATTCTTCAGATTAGTCTTATGACCGCATTTAAAACAAAAAAATACCCCATTATTACCTGCATCATTAAAATGAATTCCCCATTTTTTACCACCTTTACCGCAAAAAGGACATACTTCATCCTTATTAGTCAACCAACCTGCAGAACCGTTCGGAGTTAGACTTAATTCTTGTATTATTTCATCTTTATCAATTCTAAACATCGTTATACTGTTTTTGCTCTACTTGCTTTATGTAATTTTTCTTTTTCAGGCTTTGATTCTGATTTTTTAGTTTTCTTAGGTGTATTGTTAAATAAATCGATTGTCCTGCTTCTGCTATAGAATCGTCCTTTATCATAATTCGTTGCAATAGGCAGTATTTCATGAGACTCTTTATAGTCACGTAATTTATCAATATATATACGCATCAATTCTTGTCTCTTCTCTTCTCTTGTTTGATTACCAGTAAATACAAATGAAAACGGTTTTACAAGAGTCTTGTCTCCTTCTGTATAACTTCTATCAATAACTTTATCAGTATTATCCCATATCTCTATAGGGACGTTACTTGCTTGAGTCGCAGTAAATCCTACCATCTTGAATTCTACACATATATTCTTGAATAATTGGGCACAAGTTTGCAACTTGTCTTTCTTGAATGAAGGATTATTGTCAATAGTCTTGTTTATTCCTGTAGCAACAAGGTCTAATGAATCAAGAATAAGTACTCTTGGGAAATATTGATGTTCTTTATGATAATCAAGAATCAAGTTCCTTATATCTACCATCGTCGCTTCACCAAACTTTTCAAATCCATAGACGTCAATATCTTGACCAAACTCTTTCATAGCTTTCCATGTCTGTTGAATCTTATTCTGGTCTTCAGTCTTAAGATATCCTTGTCTTATATCATTGTAGGGTTGATTTGTCCAATATTGGTCGTATCTATCGAGGCATGCTTGAATTCCACCTTCAAGCTGTATATGTAAAACAGAATTTCCATCCAAAGCTGCTTGCATTCCGTGATGTCTAAGAACAGTTGATTTTCCGATACCTGACCTCATAATCCATAATACAGTATCTTCAATAGAAGCTCCTCCATAAGACAATTCATCAAGTCTATCAATCCCAAGTGTTATTTTCTCAGAGATATTACTCGAATCAATTGATTCACGTCTTTTTCTCATTCGTAAATCAAATCCATTGAAGACTTGCTGAAAACTACCTCCGTCGTGTCTTAATGATAGAGAAAGTATCCTTTGACTCTCTTCTGCGTTTACCCGTATAGCTTCTTCCTTCTTTCCTTCTTCATAAAGGTCATGTACTTTCTTAGAGAGTAATTGAAATTCTACATCCTTAATATAAGATTCGAGTTGGTCTATGATTATTTCTTTATCAACTTTTGAAGCACTTTGAATTTCATGAATTGTTTCTTGAACAAAATCATTATCAATATATTTTTGAGAAACAGCTCCTAAAGATGGAACTGTTTCTTTATCAGTAAATGTTTCAATAGCTTCTCTCAGAAGATATTTATATCCTGGCCACTCTTTAGGTATCAATTGATATGTCAAGTTTGTACATGCTATCTGAGTCAGTGTAGGGTCAAGATAGATTAACTTGAACAATTCTGCCATAAAGTTGGCACTTAATTTCATCGCCATATTTATACTAAATCTATACTAACTTTAATTTCTTTCTCGTCTTCACGTAAACTATTGATACTCAGGAAGCTACTGAGTACCACATCGTCGTGTCCCGACGCAGCTTCAAGTTTTCCATTATCACTTTTAAATGTAATAGAGGAAAATTCTCCGAACATTATATCAACAGCTTGCTTTGTTTCACCAGGTGCATAAGGACACTTTATTTGTCCTCTTTCGAACATTGCTGAAAGGCTTGGTAAACCAGTGTAAAGGTCTTTCTTATTTCCTTCTGTTGTCGTAAAAGGCTCTATGTTTTTCAACCCTCTTTCTTGTGCTAATCCAGAAAGTATGGACTGGAATCCATTTGCTTCACACCTAATTTTATTCGGTCTGAATAATCTATCGAGTTGAACAATCTTATCTATCTGTTCATTATGAGACATTCCTCTTTGTCTATAATAATAAAGTAGATAATAATTCTTCATTGTATCGATACCCCATACACTATAAACAGTATAGTCAGCACCAATATTACCAGATACAGCAAAATCAACTCCAATATGAACTCTCACTAATTTGAAAGGATAGTCATCTATTGACGTTGCAAATCTCACATTCTCCATTCCGACGATACTTCTCATTAGATATTCATATGGGAATATTGTCGAAGAATCACTGATAGGTACTACCAAGTACTCACGATTGAATACAATTGTACCAAGTTCTTCTTTCTTCATCAAGATTTGGTCAAATGTATATCGGTCTGGAGCAAGTGGTCTTCCGTCAGGAAATATAATCGGATATTCAAAACAATAGAAGCGCTTATCTGCTTTCAGTACTTGATATAACTCATTAGGTGCAGAAGAATAAGGAGTTCCACAAACTAAAAAGTAACCATAAGGTTCAACAATCGGCTCTATAGTACCTTTAATCAGTTCTTTTAATTTTTCTCTCTGTTCATCAGAATAAAGAGAACTTTCATCCGGCATATCATCACAAACTGTTGCACCTACGTGTAATCCACGAATAAAACCATCCCTACCACGAACATGAAGAATACTACCAGTTTCTGTCGTTATACCAGTTTCACCAATAGATGCTTTATTATTAGGATTTAGTTTTTCTCTCAGAAGGTCATTCGTTTCGATTTCTTCTCTTACTTTAGCTATCTGAACTTTAGCTAATGTCATCGTTGAAGTTATATAACAAGTTTCTTTTCTATTTGCATTATCTATCGTATCAGGTCTCCATAAAGTTGGCTTACAATAACTCCATAATCTCCAAAGTACAAATGCATAAGACCATTCAAAACTTTTGCCACCTGCGCGAGCACACAAATAACAGCTCCACGGATACAACTGCGTTAAATTGCCCCATTCAACATTCCTCCATCCCATTCTAAACTTAGGAAGCATAGTCAATTTAAAGTAATTAAATGAAAGAATCTTCAGTGTTGTATCCATCGAGGCTTTGACATTCTCAACGTAATTCAAATTTTCAGAATCAAGCGTTCTTCCAAGATACATCGTCCTCTCTGCTTGAATAAGCATTTCATGTAGCATTTTATCTACATCGTTTTCATATCCTTCAAGAAGTTGGTTCAACGCTTTACCTGGAAGATTTTCTATTATCTTATCAACATTCTGACATAAATGATTAAATTGATTGCCAGATAATAAGTCTTTACCATCTAATGTTAGCATAATTGAAAACTTTCTCTATATCTTTCTTCTTTCTGTTCAACATTTGATTGTTGACCTTCACCTCTCAATTTCTTGACATACGAAATAAACAATTGAGCATTTGCTTTTGTATCATTCAATGCTCTATGTGCATCTACGAGGTCAATGCCAGCTAATTGACAACATGTCCCAAGTTGATAATTCATTTGTTCTAAAGCTGCCATATGAGCAATTTGCATTGTATCAATATAATACTTTACATAATTGTCTATATCATCCTTCATATAGGCAAAGAAATTCTTCATAAAAGGATTATCGAACCCTACGATATTATGTCCTGCAAGTGTACATAATTGTCTTGGATTCTTATATTTAGTAAACCATTGTTTACATGTCTTATAGATGTCTTTCAATGGAACAGAATTCTCATCCTGAATTTCTTTTGTTATACCGTGAGTTTCGAGTGCTTGTTGTGAATATACAAGGTCTTCTTTATATCCGTATGGAAAAATCAAATCTACCTCATCAATTATTTCAAGTTTGTTCATATCGACACAAACCATTGCAAGTTCAACTAATGGTGCATTATCAAATGCGATACACTTACTATTCCATAGATTACCAGTCTCGAAATCATATACAATCACGTAATTCGACGAAGTTTTCATAATTATTCAATATTAATAACATTAGGGTCTGAAGTTACAACATTGTACATTTTAATCGTACAATGTTTTCTTGGTACTAATTCTATTGATATATCACCAAGATAAGCAGGTAATTTTCTTCTTATAATATAGAAGGTTACATCATTACGATTGAATTTCTTTCCATTCTCTTTTTCGAAATTTTCATTCAACCATACAAGTATTCCTCCTGCATTTACATTTTCTAATAAAATCCTCTTTTCCATATCATCTCATTAATAACAATCTTTCGTAATCAATATCTCTATCTTCTTCATTCTTATATATGATATAGAGATTCTTTATAGGGTTATCCTTGAATGAAGCCGTCTCGTCTTCAAGTTTGTTTATAATTATTACAGGTTCACCATTTTCATCAAAATCTTTTTGAAATGTAATTATAAAAAATTTCAAGATACTTAGATTATTTCCGAGTACAATATTCCTCTTTTTGAAATTTTCATTGAAACCATCCCAATTCAACGCTTCATCATAGAGTTCTTGTATTTTTGTATTTGAAGAAGGATTCTTAAGATATTCACCAATCTTATTAGCTATTCTCTTTATACCTACATTCTCAAGAACTATCTTACATAATTCAATCACTTCTTTATCTGTACTCATCTTTCTCTTTCTTTAAAAGTTTTTCAATCAACTCTTCAGGAATTTGTCTTTGCAACTTATTCTTATCACCAAAATCATAGATATAATGACAATCTTTGCATGCTAATACAATATTTTCTTCATCACATCTCAATGCTGGATGTGCACCTCTCGAAAGAATATGACTGAAATAAATCGCTTTAGGTTCTGACCCAAGATATTTACCACAATGAAAACAATAATGAGGACGATTTGACCATATCTCTTCAAAAAGTGCATTTAAATCATTCTTTCTTGTCTCAAGTGTTTTTCTGTTTAATTTCTCTTGTTTTTTCTTGTTATAACAATCTTTACATAACCATTTATTTCTGTCATATATCAGATGGTTTTCATTACAAGAAACACACGGTCTAACTTCTTCTCTTATCTTTTTATAATATGTCATGGCACTTATTTACAAGTCTACACAAATTGTATTCTTGATGGTGTCCCCACTACACCTCTATCGGCTATTTGCCAGAGGCGTTCACCGACTACTTTTCTTAAAATTCCTATCGCTCCGTTTAGGTCAGCGTTTATCATTTTGCCCGATGCGCTACGGAATAGACCTCTCTTTATGCGCTTTCCCATATAGTTCTCGTGGTGGCACATGGCTTCGTCTGAATAGTGGTCTGTCTTGGAAGTATAGCTCTCTTCCGTGACTATAACCTTAATCCCAACTTCCTCGCACTTGTACTGTATCATGGAGATTAACTTCTCAAAGGGAATGCTCACAAAGTTCTGATTGTTTACCTTTCCCATATTACAGTCCTGCTTCCATTCCTTGTTGTTTCCTATCACAATATTTCCAATGTGGTTATCCTTGCAATAATTTACTATGAATCTTGAAGCTTTGTGCATATAGTCGTGTACTTTACAGTTCCTTTTTAGAGTTAACCGCCCGATACGTCTGCTCATTCCTCTGCTACCTATCAAACTCATTAGGAAAGCCCTACGCTTATTAAAGAATTGGTTCATGGACTTTAGCGGTCTGCCGTTAATGACAAAACAACGGTTGCGTTGTGGGTCAAATGATGTGGCGAGATTATTTAGTCCTAAGTCAATACTTAGATAAGCTGTATCGTCTAATTCGGTGGCTTCTTCTTTCTCTTTTTCATAAACTACTTCTATTATGTGGCAACTGCACTGTGGGATTATCCTCACTTGGCACAAGTTATCCACTTTGGTTCTTATTGGTTCTATCCCGGCACGTTTCGGGAAATGGATATATCCATCCTTCAACTTACACTGCTGGTTGGTAAATACCACAATGTTGCGTCCTCTCGTTTTATGCTTGTACTTGGGAAGCTTGGGACGGGCTTTCAGTTTGTCCTTCAACTTGCAGAGTTTGAAGAATACCTTCCAATTCTTGAAAAGTATCTTTATAATCTGCTGGCTTGTCTGTGAAAGTAAGGCTATGTAGTCCGTTTGTTTATCTTTAGCGAGCATGGTAGTAACTTCATATTCGGACAAAAGCTTCTTGTTCTGCGTAAACTCTTGTCTAATAAGATAGTTTACGTAGTTGTACAAGTTCTTGGATAAAAAGCAAAGTTCATCCAACCGCTTGTTGCCTATTGCTATATGTCGCTCTACTCGCTGCATCTACAAAGGTAAACATTTAAGTGTCAAGTCCTATATAATTGCCATTCTAATACCTTTTCACATGATTCTTTATATCTACATCCAGAACATCTTATCTTATGATATAATATTCCATTAAACTCTCCACAATGAATAAAACCTCTCGGTGTATTCCAATACTTTTTTCGTTGCTCATTCAGATATCTCTCTGAATAGAGATGAACTTTATTTTGTAGAGGGTTTTCAAGTCTTCTTACACGTTGGAATTTTGACACGAGGAACATCTTTTCTTCAGTTCTTTCATTCCATCGTTTTATAGCGTTTATACTTATACATTTCAATAACGTTACGGAATACCTATTTGAATATCTATTCATAGATAAAACAAGTTGAAACAATAAATACTTCCATATTTCATCTACAGAATCAATCTTTGAGTTTTCAAAAAACCGTTTTATCGCATTCACATTCCTTGAAGTCATCTTCACATGATAATATGGTGAATAAACTTTCTGCATCAAATATTCAAATATTTCAACAAATTCTTCTGTCATAAAAAGTTGGTATCTTATTGATGTAAAAGAAAGGACGAATTCTCGTCCTTTCTCGTGCCTAAAGATACAAAACATTTATTATCAATCCCACGAAATTTCAAGACTTAGTGTCTCTTCTTTATTATGTGTTACCGGCTTATAACGAGATTGAGTCGTCAAATCTCGTTCAGCAACGTTATTGTAATCTTCAATAGCTTTCTCTTTATCAACACTTCTCGATATCCATAAACCAATCATTTGTCCAGGTTCCATATTACCAATGGTAACCTTATCTTCTTCTGTAGCATCATACAATTGAGTATTGAATGGTGCACTATATATACTTGGTATTGATTCCATGTATTGAGAACCATCTTCATTCTGATTTAAAAGTGTTGCACCTATCTTACAAGAACAATATGTATTCTCAGGAACAACAAACCATAATTGAACATTCTGAGCAACTTTATTACTCTCATTTTTCAATACAATTGCGCGATACTCTGTCTTAGCATCTTTAACTGTTCTCAGACTCAATTCATCAAATAAATTACCGAATACATCATTAGGTATCTTTGTAGATGATACATAACCTCCCAATGAATTCATTGATTTAGATTGAGCTGCGAGATATTCTGAACTTACTGTGTAAAACAATTGCATAACTCTTAGGATTTAGATTTCGGAAAATTAGCAAGTGACCAAAACTCTGATTTGACTGTATTATCAACTGATACTGTTCCTCCATTGTTTCTTACTCGAGCAAGATAAAACTCATTCGAAGATTTTGTAGGTGGTTGCTCTAATGTCACTTCTTGAACAAGACTGAATGTATAATAATCATATGTATAGAGACCTTCAAGTTGTTTATCTGTAAACACTTTTCCTAACGGAATTGTACCAAGAATAATCACCTGAAGATTTGATTCTGCCACAAAATCTGATTCAGATGTCAAAACCAAGTTTTTATTATCAATCACGTTTACAATTTCATATACTCCATTATTCAATGGTTGAGAACCATCATCTTTCATAAATCTGATTGCTACCGGAGTCTTACCCGATTGACCTCTTACTTTACCAGAAAAATCAACTGTACCAGTTACAACTCCTTTTTGATTTATGCTCACAAGTCCATTTTCATAGTTTTTAGTAGAATAACCTACTTTTAACCAATAATAAACACTATCAGATGGTACAGTAAGATTATCGTAAATACTTGTTAGATTAATAACTTGACCTAACGCATTTACAGCCATGCCTGGAAGAATCTTGATTGTACCACCTTGAGTTCCTACTTCAACTTCAAAAACTTTATTATCAATAAAATCATCATTTGTGACAAAATCAGGGTCAAATTTCTTAGGATTGTTTGTCACTATACCGAATGTGTAACTTCCGGCAATTAGAATCTTTCCAAGCAGGGAATTCTGTAGGAAAGACTGCATGTTCATCACTTCTTCCTTTTCTAAAAAAGTGTTTCTATTAACATTTATCTGAGACATAATATCTATAAATTTATATTTACAAAATTAGAACCATTCTGGATAAGTACTAATATATTGGTCGTAACCATTCATCTTTGTACATCCTCTGAAACATCCGCTTTTGGATATACTGTCAACATCCGGGAAACCGAATTGATATGGTTGGAATATTCTCTTAAAATAATAAAACAGAGGCATATAAGCTGACGGCAATTTTACTCCGGCTACTACTATACAATCCCATCTCGGTTGAGACGTCATATTTGAACAACCGCTGAATGTGTTTGTACAACTGTCTATATGTTTCAGTACCCCCGATTCTATATAACTATTATCAGTTCCCGTAGGCCTAGCTTTATTCACAGTTACATCACCGAAAGCATATTCTGCCGATTGTAAGTTGCTGCACCCTTCAAACATGCTATTGATATTCACTGTCACCGAATGTTCGGGCGGTGTGATAGGACTGCCCTGCGAGCCTGCCGTCCTCAGATTCCTACAACCGCTGAAGCAATGTGCATAAGATTCGCAATAGGGAGAATCAGAGAATAAAGATGATGTTATCGTAGTCAAGCCGCTATTCTGGAACATACCGGATGCGTTCCTGATATCAGGAATTGTCACACCACTTACATTCAGCAAGCTTGTACAACCATAGAATGTTTCATTACATTGTGTACCTCCATTCGTCGTATAATTGAATGCACCTGAACTTACACTTGACAGATTGGTACATTTATAAAACGCCTGTCCCAAAAACAATTCACCTACGGTCCCGGAAAACATATTGTTCGGCAACGACGATACACCCGAAGCATTACAAAAACCGTATGCGTTTATTGTCTCTCCCGAAAGATATTTGAACGTTATTCTGCACGGTGATTGCAAATTAGAACAACTGGAAAACATGTATATACATGTTTTTATATTCGTCGCCCCAATATCATTACTTATACTTGACATCCCGCTGCATCCAGTAAACATGTAGTTAAGAGATGTTCCACTACTTGAAGTCCTTAATTGTCCATTTACTGAAGATATACTCTCACATCCGTAGAAACAATAGGAATAATCGTTTATCAAATTGCCTCCAAGCACACTTGATAAGTTCACTGAGCCCCTCAATCCACTATTTCTATATGTACTCACAAACGTACCACTTGTCACAAATTCAAATAATCCTGCCGGAACACTTTTTAAACTACTACATCCATAAAAGAATGAATCTGCTGAACCACTCATAAGACTTGTAGTCCAACTTACAACAGATTGAAGACTGCTACAATTTTTAAATGCTCCTTTATTCCATGATGTTCTTACATCTTCAATAAACCATTTTATTACTTTTGTCAAACAGTTCTGAAAACTTGAAAATCCATCTGCACTCCATGATAAATTAGCTGACATTCCATTAAAGTCAAACAATATTATTTTCGTTCCTTCTGAACTATAGGTGTGTGAACTTGTTCCTAATGTCTGGCTACCATCTCCCCATTTGACACGTAAATTGTTAAGTCCCATTGAAGATGTATTTAACACTGGCAACGTCAGACTTGTACCATTTGATACACTTACTTCCAGTACTGCACCATCTTCCATGATAATGTTTATGGTTTTACTGAATTCTTCTGGTCCTACAAAATAACTTCCGCTTTCTGTAAAGTAATTCTGACTTGTTGCTACCCACGCATAAGTATCGTTACAAGGTACCAACCATGATAATGTACCTGAAGAACTTGTTACACCAGAACTTACATTATCTTCTACTGTTACTCCTGAAATAGGTGTACCAGTCTTTGTTCGTACGTTATAAGTGACTTGACACTTATTCCTTACCATCACGACATTCACATAGACGTCGTCGTTACTTATACTTGCCGAACCATTCTGACTTTGATATCCAGCTTTTGATGCTTGCCAACTAAAACTCTGTGGAGGTACATATGGACCAAATACTGCTCGTCCTGCACCATCTGTATTTTTCGTATAACTACCAAGAGTAATACGTACATCTCTTATAGAAATTCCTTTCTCATCTACTACATCGAAAATGACCTTATAAGTGTTGACTCCAAGAACTATCGTTGCACTCGTATTATATTCCCCTACCGATATAAATGTACTATTTTCATTGTATTGAGGTAATTTGCTTGCTGTTGCCGTACCTGAATCACCTGCCTCTACATTGAAAGTTGTGTATCCTTGACTGTCTGAATATTGTGTCATTCCTCGAAACGATACTTGTGCTCCACTTACTGCTCTTTGCGAACTGTCAACAACCTTTATCGTAACATCAACTCTCTTTATCGTGAAATTGATAGGAACACGTACATCTGAATTGTATATAGAGAATGAATTTACTACATCGTAACAATAACGATATTTTGCCACATAATCGTATGTACCTGAAAACAATTGCGTAGATACCAAACCTAATTCGTTCGTCGTCAACTTTTCGCTTTGTCCTACAATCTTAATTGTCGCTCCAGAAGCCTGTGCACTTCCTATAGTAGCTGCAAACGTCACATTAAACGGTACTGCTGCTTTTTCTGCCATCTTTATAGTATATTCATTATTTCCAGCTACAATATTAACATTTCCTTTTGCATTATTGTAATCTGGTTGAGAAGCAGTCCATTCCCATACACCTAACTCAAGCATCCAATTCCCTGCAATACCATTAGCATTAGAATACTTTGTCTCACCATTGATTGTCACTACTGCATTCTGTATAGGGGCTTCTGTTGTAACGTCAACCACTGTCACTGTCAAAGTTCCAGTCTGTTTTACAAGGTCAACAGTAATTGCAATAGGTTTATCTATCACAACGGCAGTTCCATTTCTCGGTTCGTATCCTGATTTTGTTACACTCCACGGATAATTACCTGGGACCTTATTGAAGATAGCGTTACCATTCGCATCTGTATTGATTGTCTGTAGAGAATCTCCTGCACCTAATACGACAGGCTGATTCTTTACCGGAACATTATCTATTCTGACAGTAAATACAATGTTGTACGAAATAAGTCTTAATTCGACTTTCACTTTTGCATCAGTACCGTTAACTGTTACAACACCTTGTTGTAAATAATAACCATCTTTTCTTGCTGTCCAGTTATAACCACCTGAAATTCTAACAAATTGTGCTTGACCTGAAGAAGTTGTAGTGATAACTTCAGTACCAACTGTAATATCAACACCTTCAAGTGGAAGTTTAGTTTCTGAATCGACAACTTCAAAATCAACTAAATAACCTCTTTGAATAAAATCAATCTCTTTTGTTATATCTTTATCTACAATGGTTATCTGACCTTGTTGTGTATAGAATTCAGTTTTTTCTACTTGCCAATTATATGTACCAGCAATATCAATAAACGAAACAAGACCATTCGCATTTGTTTGAAGCGTTACTCCATTAAAAGTGACATTAGCTTTAGCAACTGGCAATGCATTACTTCTTACAACGAATGTTACTGTATACTTAGGTATAGGATTAAACTGAACATCGATTATTGCATTGCCATATATTGTAAATTCTTCCTCTTTTGTAATATAACCTTCTTTAACTACCTTATATCTATATGTTCCTGCAGCTAATACAAACCCAGTAGCAATACCTTGTGTATTTGTAGAACCAGTTTGATTTTCAATTTCATCTCCAGTTACTAATATAGAAGCTCCTGGAACAGGGTCAACTCCAGTACGAACTCTGAATGTCACATTATAATATGGAATTTCTTCCATTTCGAGTTCAATATTAGTAGAATCGACAATTTCTGCACTTCTTCTAATAGGATAATAATCTTCGAGCTCTGCCGAATATTGATAAATACCTGGGAAAACTTCAAATGTGACTATCCCACTCGCTCCTGTATACTTTGTAATACCAGCAAAAACAACCTTTACACCTGAAAGAAAATCTTTAGTCTCTTTATCTCTTACAAAGATTGTAACAACTCTCTCGTAAGCTGCACCAATCAATTGAATATATTCTATAGCATCCTTTTCTACTAATAGAGTGTTTTCTACATTTTCAAAGTTTTCTGCCTCTACACTATAATACCAATGACCTCTTGGAAGAATAATCGAAGTTTCACCGTTTACATTTGTTTTAAGCTCTTCGCCGTTTATTGTTATAATGGCATTAGGAATGTAATTGTTTCTATTAGAAAACACTTTAAAAAGTATTCTATAAGTTTCTTCTCCTTCATAAGGTCTGATTAATTCACTTCCAAAGATATTCTTATATCCTATCAAATAATTCTTAAGAAAGGTTTCTATTGAAAATTTCTCTTGATAAGCATTGTTCTTATAATACGCTGCAATAATATCTCTTTCTCCTAAATATCCTTGGGAAAACGGAAGATATAATGGTTTTACTTTAAAATCATATACATACACATAAGGAGAACTTACACCTACTTCTCTCTCTTGAATAAAAATAGGTGCTATATATTTCATATTAGGTAAAATTGACAACGCTCTACCTGTTGAAAAGTTCAATTTCGGTGCTTCTATAAATTTTTCATTATTCGAAAGAAGAAGTCCTTTTATATGATAATATATATTATCATTCTGAAACTCTATATAATCAGCAGTATGAAACCACATTGAATTTCCAGTAATAGCTCCATTTTCAATCACTCCCATCGGTAATGCATCTCCATCTGTCGTTTCATATCCTGCAACACCAAACTTTAAATTTTGATTTTCTAATGAAGAAACTTTTACTTGTAATGAGATTTCATAACTTAAATTAGGGTCTATAATGATAAGTTTATCTAAATCTACTCTACCATCAATACCTACAGCTTGATTACCAAAAAAAGTCATAGCATTAAAAATCTCATCACTTCCATTTTCATCTTGTGTTAAATTGATACTTTCAGGTATCAATAAAGGATAATTATTCAAATCTTCTACACTTGAAGTAAATTCATATCCTTTAGAAACATTCATTACAGTATCAGTTCTATTCCATGTAGGTGAACTATATCCCATCGACCATCCAGTAGCTTCTGGTTTAAGTAAAGCAAAAATAAATTCATCTAATGAATTGTATCGAATTAATCGTAAAAGTTCACCAAGAATCTCACCTTCTTTGTTTATAATATCCAAACGACCTCTTTTTGAATATTCTTCCAGATAGTTATAAAATAGATATTCCATTTGTTCTTGGTCATCTACCATATTTGTTACGAGACCTCTATTTTGAATAAACATCTCAAACAATATCTGATTTGTATCTATTTCTTTATATTTACGTGCATATAAAACTATCAATGCGAATAGATGAGTTATAGTTCCCCAAAAAGCTTGAAAATCAGGATTATTCTTCTTATTGAGAAATGTAGGGAGAATTCGACTTCCTTCTAATTTCGCCAATACATTTTCAGCCCAACCCACGACAGCTTTATCGTTTTCTTCAAAAAAACGACTAAACATTAAACTATTATATATAGATGAAGCTTGTGGTAAAAACAATCCACCACATGGATTCTTTTCTTCTTTACTTTTCATATTGATTAATATCGATATTTCTTTTCGTAAAGATACAACTTTTCCTTTTTAAAACAAATACTATGAATTTTATTCAATCTCTCTCGTCAAAGACCAGTCCATAACAATAGAGGCTCTAAAGGTAGGGGTGTGGGTTGAAAAAGATTATATGGGTCAATATACGAATACATTATATGATAATGAATATGCTTATACTGGTGTAACAAACAATGAATCGGATGAAAGTAAATTGCTATATCCAAGTAATTCATTTGGTTGGACATTTAAATCAAGTATATTATCTTCTACTGGAGAATGGACACAATTAGCTTTGACTTTTAGACAAGTAAATTATTATAGTGGGCATAGATTAAATCCATTATATGTAGATAAAAAACCTGGATATTGGGATTATGCTTCTGAACAGTTATTTGATAATCCTATGACTATTGTTTGTAATATGTCATATACTTATGAAAATAGATTGCAATATTATACCCTTTCATCTATTATGCCTTCACATGGTGGAATAACGACAAGTCATTTTATTTTTAATGATATAAGTCAATCCGGAAATATTAATTTTAAAAGAAAAAATTCTATTAACTATGAGATAGCTTTTTTCAAAAAAGCTACAACAAGAATATATAACAGTTACTCTTTGAAAAAATTTACTTGTAATGTAGCAACAGTTGTCGCTTCAAATGGTGTAATGGTATCTTTATATATAAGTGCTGCAAAAAACTTTTTTTTTAATACTATATTAATGAGTACAAATACCGATTCTGCCATACAAGGTGAAATTGATTTTTCTTCCGTAAAAGATTATCCTTTTTCTCAACTACATAATTTATTGTGTTGGAATAAAATTACAAGTGAAGCTGTAGACGTAACACATACTGATTATTTATTTTTAGTAAAAATGATGCCGGAATCATATAACCAATATTATAATAATTTTGATTATTTATTTTTTAAAGCTAAAAATATATTAAATAATTATCCAAATGCAGGGTTTGCTTCAAACTGGGAATGTTATTATAACATCCCATCTGCCGTTAAATCTGTAATTGGAGGAGATTGCTGGGTTTCACCGGATTTAAAATGGTTGTTCTATATCAAAAACAATTCGACTGCAATAGGTGGTTATACTAAAGGGTTACATGCTATAAAAGGTTCATCAGCTCTTTTTAATATGACGGGATGGTCCGGAACCTCTTATACAATGGATAAAGAGGGTAGTGCAATTGCAGAAGATTGTAAGAATATTTATATATTGGATATCAAATTTAATTCTAAATCTAACAGAATGATGATTTTCGGTAATTCCACTCGTGGTCATTTTGGAGATTTTGATTTAGGTTTAAAATATATAGAAGGAACACAACCCGATACAATATATTTCTTTGCATTGAGTACAGAATGGGTTAATGTAACAAAAACAGTGTCAGTTAATACCGATTTCCCGTCAACTTATTTAAATGCTGGAAAACAAGGTAATGTTTATTTTCCTAATATTAATTTTGTTAATAATTCTATTAGTTATATGTACCCGGCAGGAAACGAGCCTATAACTGGATATAGATATAATTTAATATGGGATAATTGATTAAAACGATATGGATAATTAAAGGTAACTATATACCATTTACATCAAGAATGTTTAGGTATATAGTTACCAATTTTATCTATCATCCCCCCAAGTTAAATTATAACTGTAGGAAGTATAAGGAGGTTGTCCTCCTGGATAAACGAAATTAATTATTTCATTATTTATGAAATTAAAGGAAGGTTTGTAAGTATTACCGGAACTTGAAGCAGAAGCTGCATAATTGTTCCATAATGAACTCAATCCTACGTTAGTATGTGACAGTTGTTTCCATTGCTTTTTTGATTTATCTAATATAAAGCACATTATAATATCGGGTTGAATTCCTTCGATATAAGTTGTATCTGTTAAAGTACCATCACCGAAATACCCTTTAGAAGAATTCCCAAGAACCATCATTTTATCAGAATTAGAATTGAATTTGACTTTCAATATGTAATATTCTTTTGTGGCTTGATATACAGAATCTGTATTTGTAGATATTACATACGATTTGTTCGTGAATCCAGTTTCTGTAAATAATACAGAAGTGTCCGCAGTACGTATATAATACAATCCTTTTGTATAAACTGAAGCAGAAGAAGTAGAAATAAAGAACCACCATTTTGAATCGGGTGAAATCCAGCAATCTCCTCCAACAACTTCCGTAATTTCAGATGGAATATTATAATAGCAAGCCCAGTTAGATATATCCATTATTTCTATACCCGTTGTATTTCCCATAGTTACAACATAAATCAAATAATCGAATTTATTTGTCACTTGTTCATTAAATAATCTTCCCAACAATATTGCTTTTTTATTAATTTCTCCTATTTTAATAAAACCAATATGATTCCAACTTATTGAATCTGGGTATGGATAATTAGTAAGCTCTCTATAATCAATTCGCTCATTTGATGATGTAGTACCTCCCGTTTTAACTTGAACTCTTCCTACTATGAAATAATAATTATTATAACCATATACACTGTAGTAATACCAGTTATTTTGGGCAGTAGAAATAACTGTTATTGTAGCAATTGCTTTTAATATAGAATAATTATTGAGCAACTTTAATAAATTATTTGACGAAAGTCCTAAAACATAAGCATTATTACTTCTTTTATAAGTGATTACTGCGTTAGGTGCAGTCGTAAACATATCCACTATACCTATATAAAGAGAATACTGGAATATACATGCATAATTAATTATATATAATTTACCGTTATCATCATTATATATAGATGCTTCACCATTTAAAATAGGGGAAGACGGTGATAAAACATTTATATACACCTTATTCTTCCAAAGAATATAAGTGTCTTGGGTAAGTTTTATTAAAGAAGTTTCTCGAAGACTTGATGACTGTGTATTTGCACAAGAAAATCCAAAATAAACACCAGATGGTGATTTAAATGCTATTGCAAATGAATTACTGATAGCCAAAACATCATGTGATATATTTCGCATAAGCAAGGTAGTATAATATCCAGATGGTAGAGATTGACTAAAATATGGATTCATTTTTGCTGATTCTACATCACTCACCCACACCCCTACCTTTAGAGCCTCTATTGTTATGGACTGGTCTTTGACGAGAGAGATTGAGGTGGTGGAACGGTTCGGATAATTCCATGTTCCTGTTCCGCTCGCTCCCCATGTTGTCGTACCTCCTGCTTCCCACCAATAGTTACCCGGCTTTATCTTCAATACCACCTGTCCGCTCGAATTTGTAGTGCCGCTGTATGCTGTGCTGGTGTTGTTGCTTGACAGCTTCACTATTACACCACTTCCTACGCTTGTTCCTGTGTTCGCGTCATTTACCGTTATCGTTATCGTCACCTCACTTGGTGTCAGATTGATTATCAAACCTCCTGTGTTATTGCTTGTCGTATTTGACGTGACGTATCTTGTAGCGGTTACTACATATCTATTTGTCAGTCCAGATACGTATACAGTTGCTTGTCCTGCTCTGTTTGTCGTTACTACCTGCGTTGCTTGTCTTGCCCCTAATTCACCGGAAGTTTGATAACTACCGTTTATACCGTACATGTTTATTGTAGCACCACTTACAGCCGCATTCGTATAAACATTCCTTACAGTTACAGTCATACTCTTTATCGCTGTAGAATAGAATGCTGTAGCGTCATTGTTATGTCCTATATTACTGAAATTGTAATTAGGAGTGATGGAATACGGTGTTTCGGTTGTTGTTGTACCAGTCACAAAATAATTCGCCAATTTTGCCGTTATCGTTGTTGTAATACCTGCTATCCATGTATATGTAGCCAAGTAATATACTGCATTATTGGCTGTTAATGATACAGTCGTTGCTACTCCTGCTGTAGTAAATACTGGTTTTACAAGATTTGGTGTTCCCCACCATCCTAATACTGGTGTTGAAAGAGGTATCTTCACTCTAAATTCTACACCAACACTCTTCGTCAATCTCGTTGCATTTCTTGTATTCGCTGATAGAGGCATTGTTATCGTTCCCGTACTTGATACCCAATAGCTCGTACCACCACCCCATGTTATGTTATAGTTCCCAGCTATCATTGGGCCGAACGTCACCTGTCCGCTACTGTTTGTCGTTCCTGTAAAATTGATTGACGATAATTGCGAATTCGTCATTGTGACCGGACATCCGTTCGCATTTCCTTTTACTGCTCCTTGATAGTAGTCCTTTATGGTGAATGTTATAGAAGAACTTGTCTCGCTCATTTTCAGATTAAGCGGACTTGCTTGTGTAGATGATAACGTACCGGATAACGCATTGTAATTTGTTTTCGAGAATGAGTAGCTTCTACTTATACCACTTCTGTAAATGGTGAAGTTACCGCTACTGTCCGTTGTTCCGGTCTGATAGAAACATTTCGCAGCCACACCACTTATATTTGTCCCATAATTAGAACTCTTTATGTTAAATGTAAGACGTGCCGTCACATTCAATGTCATAGTCCAGGATTGATTTTCAGATACCCACGTCCATTCCTGGCTTGCATTACTGTAATAACTTGCGTTGTTTTTCGGTGTGTAGGTGTAATTTATACCTGCATATACCGTATTTGTTTTCTTTCCGCTCGCGTCCAAGGTTATCTCTCCTGCCGGGGCATTAGAACCAGTAGGTACGCTTCTAACCATCACCGCACCCCTTAAAGCATAGGTAGTGGTGATGTTTGGAATTTTCTCTACAACCGTCAGTGTCACCGTCCTTGTCGTTCTGTTCATCGTCACTGTATAGGGTGATGTCTGTGTGGCGGTAACTGTTCCTACATAATTGTTAAAATACTGTGCCGTGGCTGTCATTTGTCTGTCTAATCCACTTCTGTAGAAGCTTCCTCCGGATGGAAGTGTTTGCCCGAAGTAGGTAATCGTTCCAGAAAGCGCATTGCTTGTATTGTAAATATTTGCTACTGTATTAATCACTATCTTTTGGTTGCAAATCAGATATATTCCCTGGAACTGTCCTGCTGCTGTATAAGTCAATGCAGTATTTGGATTACTGTAATAATTAGCTCTTGTTGTCGGTGTAAATGTTACTGGCGTACCTAAATAGCATACGAAAGACACGTTACCGTTTGTATCAAGCGTCAAAGGACTTGTAGAAGCTGCCGGACTGAAATTCATCTTCATAGACGCATAAGTTGCCATCGTGAAATTGAACGTATCTGTCCCAGAAGCCGCCTTTCTTGTCACTGTTACAGCATTTGTATTTCTATTATTGTACTTTATTACTCCATTCATTCCTTCGTTGAAAAGAAAATCCTTACAACCACTTACTATCTTATCAAAAGTACATTTACTTAGAATTTCAGCATTTAATTTATTTTGTACATTACTTCCGGTAATATCGAATACGGTTGCCATTTCAAGGTACCACGTCACTGGTCTACTTCCACCATTTATATAAAAATAATTGGTTGTTGAAAAACTTCCAGTAGCACCACATCTTACATAATAGGCATAAGTAATCCAGTTTCCGGTTCCCTGGTTTGAAGAAATCCATTTCCTTACGGGATTATCACCTGTCGCATTACTTGCAAAAACCAATTGTCTCCCTGCTGGGATTTTTGCTCTAAAATACGCTACAAATTCCTTGTTTGCACTTGTTGGTGTGTATATACTAAAACCTCCCAATCTAGGCGATACAGCAGAACTTGCATCCGTAGTGATTTCGAGCATGTATTTAGGAGTAACCGGAATAGATTCATTCACTCCAAGACTTACTGTAGCGGTTGAACGCGTCATTACCGCATTGAACGGAGACGCGGTATCTGACGTTATACTGTCTCTGTAATTACCGTGATAAGTGGCTGTGATATCTACGTTTCTCGTTACAGAACTCCTATACAATGATACATTTCCGCTACTGTCTGTTATCCCTGTCTGATGAAAATATGATACGGTAGCACCACTTAGATTCGTTCCACTCGGCACGTTTGATTTGACGTTTATAGTTATCTTTGCCGTTACCGTCAAATCCATAATCCATGACTGATTGGCGGCTGTATAGGTGTGTTTCTGTGTCGGGTTGCTGTAGAAGTTTGGATGTCCCACTACCGTAAACGACATTTCCGTACCTATATATCCATTGAATGTCACTGCACCGTTCGCATCTGTAGTAAGTGTTCCGGTTGCACTTCCTGCCGTGTATTTTATCTGTAAGTTCTGATAATAAGTTATCTGTGCTGGCGTTACTTCTCTTACTACTAATGTAACCGGATTAGCGGCACGTGTCATTACCACGTTTAACGGATTCGGGGAATTATAAGTTATCTGCCCTGTATAAGATTCAAGATTTGACGCACTTACTGATATATTTCTTGTAGTACCGCTCCAATAAAATACCGCGTTGCCGCTTGTATCGGTCGTTTTTGTCTGCCCAAAATATGTTACCGTTGCATCTGACACATTCGTACCTGGAACATCATCCTTTACATTCACGGTTATCTGTTTCGCACAAGTAAGATTCATATCCCATGCTTCACCATTCTCCGTATAGGTATGTGTCTGTTCATAATTCGTATAAAAAGGTCTTCTATCTTCGGCTGTTATAATAAATGTAATAGGAATACCTAAATATGCCTCGAAAGTTGTACTATTGGTATATATTTCCCCATTCCCTGCTGCTGACGTATAAGTCAACGTATAATTAACACTTAATTTGCTTCCACCTGGTATTACTTCATACCGATTTATTGTCACTGTATGCTTATTTCTCAACATTGTAACATTGAGCGGTGAAGCCGTGGTAGGTGCAATCGTTCCATTTACTGTACTATAATCCTCTTTATCCAAAGAATAGTCCTTTGTCAGTGCTGACCGGAACAATGAAGCGTTACCGCTTGCATCCGTTGTCATTACCTGTTCATTGTAAGCTACCGTTACTCCCTGGATATTGTTTTTCACATATACATCCTTTACATTGACCGTTATCTTTGAGGTCACATTCAAGTCGAACGGCCATATCACACCGTCTTCGGTCCATGTATAGGATTGTGTCGGATTGCTGTAAAAATTAGGATACGAATCAGTTGTGAACGTGTATTCCAATCCCTTTATCAATAACTGATTGGTATAACCGTTCTCATCCAAAGTAAGCTTTATCGTTCCTGCTTTGGAAGTCATTGTAATAGTCTGATTTGACAAATATGCTCTTCCGGCTGTTCCATACACCTCCGAAACTTGAATACCTGCGTTAATCAATTCATATTGTACTTCTACATCCAACACTGTACCACTTTCACTTTGGGGATGTGAGAACGTATCGGATGAAACCTCGCCTGCAAGCACTTCATAAGTGTATTCTCCTACCGGAACATTCGGCATGACTATCGTTCCTTCTGCGTTCGTCTCGCCCTCAAATACAATGTCCGGCAATGCGTTGTTTGTCACACGTACCAAAATTCCGTCCGGTGGCAAAACTCCTTGTGTTGATACATGGAAAGTGACTGGATATTCCTTTGCCTCCAATTCAATATCCATTCTTGTTTCTGTTCCGGTAGGCTTGAAATTCCCGGTCTTGGTATTGTAATGCTGCTTGCTTACACTGTAAGACATATTTACCGGAGAAATGTACATTTGCACTATTCCATCTGTATTCGTCGTTCCTGTCTGGTTCACAGACATTCCGTTGAACGTCACTGATGCGCCACTTAACTCACCATACAGATTGGATGTGATATATACCGGAATTCTCTTTGAACATGTATATACAAGGTCTTTTGTGTTTGCATCTTTATAATTGACTATAGCTATTGCACCGTTTCCGGAATAGAATCCTATTGGTTGCACCTGGAAACGTTCTGCAATTCCTGCATACACTGTTTTTGTAAATTGTCCGCTTGCATTCGTCGTTACATTCGCACCCGAAGATGTACCGTTGTCATTGTAATAGCATGCAAGCACGAGACCTGTTTTTACCGGATTGGATACTGTAGTCGAAATAGAGGGTATTATTTCTTTTACCGTGAATGTGACTGATTTCGTTCTTCTTGTTAATACTGCTGAATGCGTCTTGTCCGTAGGCAGATAGATGTTTTCTGTCTTGCTGTTGAAATTACTGTTTCCTCCTCCATAGGTTATCGTATAATTTCCAGGCGGTATATTGAAATTTCCATTTCCTTGCGATATCAATTGTCCGCTTTCATTCGTTGTTCCAGAAAAACTATATGCTTGTGAAGATGTTCCACCCCATGCACTCGTAACCGTTACCGGACAACTTTCTGCCGCCTTAGAATAAGGATTGTTTGCTGTCAATGTTAGACTGAACGTCATTGCAGCATAGCCCATGATTATATCCAGGTAATCAGCCGACAACGGGGGTGTGAATGTTCCAGTCTTTTTCGTATGGTCTGTTACTGTACACTCATAGCTCATTGCAATAGGTGAGATGTACACGCTTGCCGAACCATCACTTCCGGATGTTATGGTTTGAGGCAGTGACATTCCGGACACCTTTATAGTCGCATTTTCAAGCGGTCTTAGGGTATTCTGCTGTTTTACTCTCAATTCAAGCCTTTTTGAAGCCGTTATTTCCATCAGTGTAGGTACACTCGCACCGAAGCCCCAGTTCTTGATTAGCAGACCTTCATTCTCATAGAAACCTTTCTCTTTTATTGTCAACTGATAATCAATACCCGGCATTACTTCCGGAAATATCTTTCCTGCCGCATTCGTCGTGTATTCTCGTACATTGTCGTTGTACATGTTCTTTACCGAAATAACAATTCCGGCCTTAACCGGATTGAAGTTCAAAGCAGCTTTCTGTTCAGCAGTTATCTTTACAGTCACCTGGCTTACCGGGGTCGTTATCGTCACGTCCACATAGAAAGTTCTTGGCTCTGCATCACGTGTCACATTCGGCTGCACTGTCAACATCGTGCCTTCCAAAGAAGCTATTTCATCATTCGATACATTGAATTTCAATTCAGCACCTCCACTTGCAAAATCGTATGGCTCGTCCTCACCACCGATTTCTGCACGTCTGAAAGTCTTTACATGTTCCATTAAATCGAACGTCACCCCTTTGTTAGGAACAACGAAATTTTCCGGTGTATGAACTATGTAATAATAACTGTCATTGGATAACGTCTCGGCTGTATTTTCACCACTGAACCTTATCGTGGTAGCGTCACCGGACACACCAGGAATATTCTCTATTACGTCAACTTCCGGTTCGATTTCCCTTCTTGTCATAGTAAAGGGAAGGTCTATATCCTTCAATTTTTCAAGCGTTATCGACTGGTTTTCTACCGCATCATAATATCTGTGTGTCGCATTCCAAGTGTATTCCCCTGCTTCCGCTCCAAGCTGTAACACACCTATATCATTCGTATAGCCAAAATCCACCTTAATTCCAGTCCCCTTGTTTATCAATTCGATATATACACCGGAAATAGGAGCTTTCGTTATCGCGTCCGTTGCGGTGTATGTTATTACCGTGTCTCTCAATTCGAGATAAATAGTTTCTACGACGTCTTGGTCTTTAATTACAATTTGTCCAGTATATCTTTTATAATTTCTTTGAGTAACTACATAATCATAAGTTCCATTACCAAGAGTTACAGTTGCTACACCATTTATATTTGTAATTTTTGTTTCTTCATTGATATTCAACTCAGCTCCTTGAATATAATTACCGTTCTCAATATCACGAACAATCAGCTTTAAAGTATAGAATGCCTTGTTTAATTTAATAATCTTAGATATAGGTGCATCATCCACAACAATAAAGTCTGAATACGACATATAACCGCTTCTAAACACTGTATAAGTAAATGTGCCGTTCGGTAAGCTTACAATAACTACACCATGTTCGTCTGTTAGATATGTAGATTCGTTAATTGAAACTGTTGCATTAGGAATCACCATATCATTTTCTGAATCAAGAACAGTAAATTTAACCTCATAGGGAATAGCATCAAGCTCAACAAGAATACAATTCGGTTTTTCTCCTACTATATCAATTGTTTCGTTGTACTCTTGATATCCTTCTTTCATTACACGCATCTCATATTGACCTACCTGAAGTCCCATTTGAGCTTGTCCTTCATTGTCAGTTCTTTGAGTTGTATTTGTAACTGTAATATCTGCTTGAGGTACATAAATACTCCTTCTTCTATCGATAACAGCAAAATTAACTGTTAGAGATTCAAGAAACATTCTTTCAAAAATCTCTACTGGTTTATTTTCGATAGTCAAAACACTCTCAATTGTCTTGAATCCAGCTTTTGATACTGTATAACTATATGTTCCAGGTTCTAAATCTACAGAAGCTATACCTGTATCATCAGTTTCAAGAGTATTGATTCCAATCTTAATTTCTGCACCTTCCATAGGGGCTTCACCTTCGTATATCGTGAAAGTTACTTTATAAGGAGTTGCTTCAAAATTGTTAATTGTTATAAAAATTGGACCATTTAACACTACAAATTCACCAGTCTGTTGAATCCAATTTGCTTTATTCAATGTATATGTATATTCACCATTTTCAAGTAATACATTAGCAGTACCAGATTCATCTGTTGTAATAACTTTGTTTCCAATAGTAATAAACGCACCAGGAACTGCAACATTCTTCAATGTAGTTACAGTAAATGAAACAAGATATTTCTGAGAAAGAATTGCAGATTGTGAACCTTTATAAATATCACTCTCTCCTGCTGGATAAAAAATATTAGAAAGACTACTACCAGAATCATACAAAATGTTTCCTTCCAAGTCTCGCATTCTGAATCCTTTGATACGAGGCAACATATTTAAAGGGACTTCTTCGTCAAAGTAAGGAAAGAAATATTCATCCGGCACATATTTCACGCCTTCTGCAGTTTTAACAACTTGAAGTAAATCATCCCATTGCACAACTTTTCCTGCTTCCCAAAAACGGAAATCAAGATACTTCGTCATAGCAATTTGAATATTCTTTCTTGCATCAGCAATATTTGTATTAGGGGATAATTCAACACGGAAATCAATACCTTGTTCTCCTCCAACATACATCCATTTTGCATTTTCAAGAACAATACCTACTGACTCACCTGATAAATTTAATTCAGTTAAACCAAAATAAGGAGTAGCTTTTTCAAGTAATTCTTCAAGCTCATCATCTGTAAAGAAAGAACCATTCTGAGTTACAAGATAAATATGAGTCTTTCCATCTTCACCTAATCCTACATTCATAACCTTCAGAATTCTATCATCAAGGTCTTGGAAAATCTGTGTCCAAGATTCCACTGTTTCTTCTGAAAGTCTGTTATTGTAATTTATAATTCTGTTTCTAAAAGTCTCGTCATCTTCATAATCACGTCCACCAATAGCTGCATATTCATTAGTACATTCTATATGTGTCAATGGTCTTGGAGAAACTTGTGTAATACTATTAGCTTCTACATTCGTAGCAGACCCAGTAATTACACTTCTTACACTTACATATCCATAACCAGAATTATCAACTGTAAATGGTTTATCTACAATAAATCTAATACCATTTTTAGAAACGAAAGTTGTACCTACTTCATATAATGTTCCAGGTTCAGCATATACTCTTATATAAGTAGATGAACCAAGAGCTTGTTTTCGAGGACTTACACCAAACAATGCTGCTGATTTATCCAAATATGTACCAGTTGCAGATGTAGGAAATATCTGTGCTTCTACAATAGCAATATCTTTAATTGCCTTTTGAGCAACTTTAGCAGTACCAAATGCAACTGCATTTAATACTGAACCGTCTGCTATGTTAGAAACTTTATCGGTTTTGTTCAAAAACATTTCAATCCACAAATTCTTCAGATTTGCGATTGTGTTACTTACTTTTGTTATCATAACATATTATATTGGAACATTAATTAAAAAATCTTCTTTTGTCACTGTAGTAGCTCTAACTTTCATGAAGATACTATCTTCAACTTTCTTCAAATCAATCAACTCAGCACTTGCCCAACGATTATCTCTTTGGAACATATTCATCAACGATTTAAATATAATCGGATATTGAATCGCATTTGTAGTCTGACCGATAAAGTCAGATGGAAGGCCGTAATCAGTAAATTCAGGAATACAACCTTTAACTGCTTCGAGAATAATTTGAAGAGCCTGTTCCATAGATTTCTGAAACTTGATAATCTTCAAATCTTCATTCTCAAACACAAATTCAGTAGACAAATCTTTGCCAAGAATATTTTCATCGACTAATGTATCAACCACATTATCAACATAATTAATACCTACATTCTTTAAATTCACAGAAAAAGTATTACTACCTTGACCAGTAATATAATCTTCTTCAATTATATATTGAGGTACAACTATATCCACCCAATCATCTTCAGGATTTTCCAATTCAAGTTGTTCAGATACAGTTTCAAATGTCTCACCAGTTCTTAATTGCTTTTCTAATTGTAATGTATTCGTTCTTCCTACAGAAGCACTTCTCAACCATCTATCAGAATTCTTTATAGTTGTCAATTTTGTAACAATTTCAGAAAAACTTTCAAGAAGCTCCCACATAGAAATATCGTCCAACTTATTCTCATGCAATTGAAACAATGGTTCAATAATGTTAATTTGTGCAATTAATTTATCCAATTCATAAAAAGAATCTGCATTAATCTCCCCACCCTGATAATAATCCACAATATAAGGATAATATTCAGAGCAAAAATCAACATAGGATTGAAAGAAATCTTTTATGTTGTATCCTGTAACTGAAAGAAATTTTTCGTACATATCCATAGCTACAAAATATTAGCAATTGACGCAGCAAGGTCATTGACTCCTTTTTGGATTGCACCTGCTGCACAAATTTTCGTCAAAGCTGTTTTTGCTTTCTTAGCTCCTGCTACAGATTCTAAAGGGGCAATTGCAGTCATTGATAAATTATAATCCCATATCATATTCCTTTGAAGATTCTGAGAAAAAGATAATCCTGCTGGTGGCACTACAACTAAATAACTTTCACCTAAAGCCATGTTATAAAAATACAATCTCAATGGTAAACCTAATTGGTCTACTCCATTGCTTTTTGAAATTATAGCTTGCAATATCTTTATACATCCATATCCAGTTTTGATACCAGCATCAAAAGATGCAGATTTCAAACTGTTAGTACCTTTACCAGAAATATCTGTCAACGACCATTTACCTGCCGACATACTATAAGCTGCACCTGTCAGACTACTTGCAGCTCCTCCTAATGATAATAAGATTTTAAAAGTTCTACCGAAATCTCCTCTAATGTTTATTTGTTGAGGAGTAAAAGTCGGTGAACTCAATACAGTTATTCCACCTGCAGTATTCCTTATCGTTTCTCTCTTAGGTTCAGTTTTGGTTATACTGTTAGGATTAATAGGAAAAGTGAAAAAGTCAATTGTGTTATTCTGAGAATCGGCTAATTCAAGTGTACAGAGATATACCTCAAAATCATTTGGAAATTGAGATGCTAACACTGCTCGTCCTGCAGTTTCGATAATCCCTGATGCTTTTTGAATTGCTGATTGTGCTAAATTTGCCATACAATATTTTCTTTATCGCCTAAAGATACGAATTATTTCGTTAATCTGAAAAAGTCACTGTGCTTTTTATATTATCGAATTGCAATGGACTTACAGCCGCTACAGCACCAACACCTGCACCAAATCCAGCTTTACCGCCGTCCATCGCTGCCGAACTTGCAAGTGCTGTATTCCAAGCATTCTTTAATGTCATTATCTGGTTTTCTACATTATTCAACATTTGAATAAGTGTATTTGCTAAGGTCAACGGTTCTTTAGCTCCATTTATTTCTATTTTCTGTCCAGTAATGAGTTTGATTAGGTTTTTAGTTAATTGGATTTGTTCTTCATCATTATTGAAACCAATTATCAAATTATTATCATCTATGGTTATATGCTCCTGCTTATCGTGTAGATTGATATCTATCTGATTATCATCTATCAATAGATGAGTCTCTTTTTGATTTGTCCTTCTATACAAATCAAATTTTTCCATATCAAAGACTATCTTTCTAACTTCTTCACCTGGACTTTCAACTTCTTTCTTGACATTGACTATTTCAGCTTCAATCGATTTATATCCTGTAACTTTAACTTTCTCAGATGCTTTAAGTTCGATTTCTCCTGAAGATTGTAATCGAATTTTATGTTCTACATTCCCACCCATAGTGATGTTCAAATTAATCGGCTTAGATTTACCAACTAAATTCAAATTCCACTCTCTATTAATTGGGTCCATACAAAACAACATATCTGTATCTTCAGATGTCTTTCTGAATCTTTGAATTTCTTCTGACCAAGCAAAAATTTCATCATTACCTTGTAGAGTTCCAATTATTATTGGTTGGTTTCTGAATGCACCTGATGCTATTACAACTTGAGTTCCTTTTTCACCTGGCTCTTCAGGAAATTGAATGTTTTGTATAGCTTCATTTGTAATATAAACATCAGTCTTAAAAAGACCTCCTTCTACAAGAACGCAAACTTTGTTCGTTCTATAACAGGTTTCTATATAAGAGTCTCTATCTATTTGAGTAGGAATTATTATATAACCAGTTGTCACTGGTCCCAAATCATTATATTGAAATTTAGGTTTATTTCCAGCCATTATTTTAATCCTCCATACATTTTTCTATTCAAAAAATATTCAAATTGAGATTTATTTACAAGTGGACTTGTTGCTGTCGTCAAATTCCCTTGTTGAGCACTTTTTGCAGCTTGCTTGAGTTCTTTCAAATCTACAAGTTTAAAATATGATGGTTTAAAAGAACCTCCAGTAGGTGAGATGGCTTCATCAACAGACGCATTACTTGCTCCGACTTGAGAATTATCTTGTCTTTTGCTTGTACCTAACGTTGAACTCCCTTTAAGAATTGGAACATACATTCCTCTCTCAACTTGAATCGTTGTCCTTCTATCTATTCCTCCTTCAGTAAATGACACTTCATTTGAAACATTTAATACATAAAAGAATTCATTTGTACTTTCATTCAATATGAACGAACCAACTTTTATTCTTCTATCTCCATTTATCACAATTGTTCCAGTCCTTGTAAACGGAAGATAAGCATTACTTTCAACTATATAAATAAGGTCATTTAACAACGCTGCTTGCATCGTGACAAATTGTTCTGGTCCTTCATATCCATTTATCACACGCATCTGAGCGTACATATCATTTATTTCCAATTTTCGATTGCCCCATAATTCTGCATATTCATTCAAATAAACAATAGGTACAAAAGCAAGATTCACTTGTTGCTTATCTCCAAGAATATTGTTGTTTTGAACATGAATTTGAAACCACGAATATATTCTTGAATCGTAACTTAGATTATATGACAAAACATTATCTGGAGTTATTGTAATATAACTACCTTTCTCAAATGCATCCATTATAGCGTGTTCTGTAAATGGTGGTTGTCTAACAATTAAGTCAATTGTATTTATATACGTATCAAAAAAGAATTCTACAAATGGATATTGACAACATCTACTCATATAATCCATCAACGTTCCGTTAGGATTTCCAATGCTTGAATCAACAACAATTCTTTGTTGAACCTCAGGGCTCATATAAGTCTTAACAATTTGCCATATTCCATTCACTTTCGCAGTTTCAAGTCCCTCAACTTGATAACTTTGAATTCTTTTATCTTTCCATGATTTAAATAACTCATTCTTACAAACCCCAATATTAGACATTATATTGATTACAAACCAGATTATCTCATTGATTCTCTTGTATTTATAACTCCATATATAATTATAACTACCGGTAAGAACATTTCTTTTATACCAAGAATCTTGTGGACGACCTAAATAGACCCAATGCTGTTTTGTATTTTCAACATCTATCAATGGAATGAAATAACTACCATCTTCTTCAAATAACTTAGAGATATCTCTACCGCTCACAGTTGTTGTTTTTACGTTGTCTTCTGATGAGTATTGAGTACTTGACTCATCAATAAAGCCAATCATATCCCATACGTTATACGAACCATCAGTTTCTGCAAGTTTGTTAGGTGAAACGAAAATTGTGTTTGCGTCTTCACTATCACTTTCACCTTCTAATTTTAGCCTCTCAAATCTTATAAAAACAATATCGTTAGCTTGTACAACTTTTTCAAGATAAGACTTAACATCATTTCCTTCCTTTGTCACTACATTAAAGACATCTTGATAACTTGCACCAAAAACATTTTCTTTCTTAGCATCCCTGAATGGAACTAATGTAAAACTAAAATCACCTGTTTTAAACGATTTATTTACATTACAATTCATAATGAATTGACTTACATCAATTACTGAATCAATCGATTTACAATAAATCCAAACACGTATATTTACAGGTTGAACTTTCGTATTTACATTGAATTCTTCATCGTAAGCAATTATATTGTCAGGAACATAATCTTCGTCAGCAAGTAACTTAGTCATATTATCACTCCAATAAGAAGGGAAATCTTCTTGAACAAGATATTGTTTATCTTGGAAAATCTGTTCCAATAATACATTGGTACCGTCTGAAGGAAATGATAACGACCAACCTGGTTTTATATATGGAAGATTCTTACTCTCGTATTCGCTTTTATACGTTTCTTTTTCAAAATCGTCATAACTGGACCAAATTATTTCAAGATTAGTTAATCCATTCACTTCATTAGCGATATCCATAAATTCTTCTATGGTTATCTTCTTCTTGTCACTTTCATTCAATTTTGGTTGCCAAAAATCAATGAATGATTGAGGAGAGATTTTCTCTTTAGAATAGACTATATAATTTAACTGTTTCTTTGCCATAATTAATCTCTTTCTTTAGGTAAAGTTTTCTTTCCTGCTGTAATAACATTAAGAAAACCTTTAGTAATAGCAAGTTGAAGACTTTTCATAAATGCATCCCAATCAGATTCTCCAGCTTGTTTAAACGCTTCATTTAAAGTCTTAGTATCTTGAATCACTTGTCCAGGTGTTGTTAAATAAGTAGTTGCTTTATTGATTAAAGCATTATTTATAGAATTAGTATCTTGTTTTATTGAGTCTAAAATTTCACATACATCTCCCAAAGATTTTTCACCTTGAGTAATCTGCTTATTAGCATCTGTAGCAGTGATTCTCTCTGCACGTCCTACTGTCTGACGAGCTTCTGTAGGTTCATATGCACCTCTTGGAGTTTCTTTTAATGCACTGAAAGATTTTTCAATCTCATTGTAAATTCTATTAATTACTTCAGTCGGTTCTCCAGTAGCAAATTGTTTTCTAATATCTTGCCAACTTAAATTAGGAAATACACCTTTCAGTAAATTAATGAATTGCTCATTGTTCTGCGACAATCCTTGTAATTCACTCAAGAAACTTCTCATGAATTCAGGGTCTGCATTTCCACTCTGAACCTTTTCGAGTTGCTCCATTGCTTCAGAATAAGTCCTTATATTAGGATTTGTTCTTGTCAATGTCCTTAATAAAAGAGCTTGAGTTGTTTCATCTTGAGAAATACCACTTCCTGAGAATGCAGATTGATATCTTTCAAGTTGTCTTCCTTGTGCACCAGTTGCGGCTCTTACACCCGACATTACAGCAGCAACCTTACCTGCATCGAATTCACCAGCTTTAGAAAGAATTTCGTCAGACCTCTTTGAGAATATCTCGAGTGACTCTTCCATAGTGGACGCTATTTCACTGAAAGGTAATTTCAACTCTCGCATTGACCTTTCAAATGCTCTAATTATAGCAGAACCACCGTAACTTGTATTTTCATCACCGAATCTTAATGCTCCCTGCAAACGATTGACTGCACCTGGTGCAATTCCATACAATCTTTCTGCAGCCATTAGAGATTGAGATTCTCTTTCTGCAGTTACATCAAACTCAGTACCACCAGGAGTACGACCACCTGCAGCTCTTGTCAATTCAGTCCTTCTCTGAAGATAAGAACCAATATCCATACCAAGAGCATCTGCAGCATATCTTCCTTCTCTTCTTGCAGTACTGAACGCATCTTTCGCTGATGTACCAAATGTCTGAGCATAAGAAATTGTCTTACTTTCAGCTTCTGCAAATTTAGAAAATGTCTGCAATATCCTATCTGCAGCAATATTAGCAGGCATCTCGATACTTCGAGCTATAATATTACCAAAGATAGGTATCCAACGATACATATCAGCTTCATTAGCTGCTTGGACTCTTTTATAATTAGCCGCAGTTTCTACAGTACCCTGATATTCAGACCTTAAACCAAATTCTTCATTTCTGAAGTATCTTTCTGTAGCAATATTCTTTATCTGATTAAGAAAAGCAATAGTTCCAATACCACCAAGAAGACCAGATAATCCTTTACCTAATCCACCGATAATATTCAATCCACCTGCACCACCTTCTGATGACGAAGGTAATATAGGAGGAATATTTGTACCAGAACCACCTCCACTTGTATTATCAGTATTTTGATTGTTACGATTAACAGCAGATTCTCTCAATTCATCTACATTGTCTTCAATTCGAGATAATGAAGCTGTCAATGCTTCAAGATAACGATTTGTTCCAGAATTATCTTTTCTCTCTTTATTATCACTCTTTATAAGATTTCTAATAGCATCACCTAATTCTCTCGAAGTTTGATAAATAGTACCAGAAACACCATCTATAGCTTTGATAATGTTTTCATCATCAAAATTGAATTGTTGTTGACCTTCAATAATTCTCGTTTCTCTTCGCTCAACAACTTCATCATCTCTTTCTCTTAATCGAGGACTTTCTGTAGGGGTTATCTGATATTCAGGTTTTGTTTCTACTGGGTCCTTCTCTCTTAATACTGAAGTATTCTCTTGAATAGTTTCTGTATTACGTTCAATGTTCTTAACATTTTCCGTTATATTTTCACGGTTATTTTCAACATGACGATAGTTTTCACTCCTATCCTCTATCCTTCGAGAATTATCTGTATTTACAACGGAATTATCGACGTTTTCCTCAGAATTATCGACATTCGTAACAGAATTATCAATATTCTCAACATGACGATTTATCTCAGTCAGTATCTCTTTCTGAGTTTCTTTAATCGTCTCTCTGACTGTTTCTGTAGGTTTTCTTTCAATAGGAGGTTCTTGTCTTGGTTGTCTTAGATTCCAAGAGACAGAACCAGTTTCTTCATCTATAACTGGTTCCACATCTTCTTGATATTCAACCTTTCTTTTCGGACGTCTTTTTTTTGGTTTTTCTGAAGGTTTAGTTATTTCTTCATCATCAGGTTGAATTTCTGTTTCTCTATTTACTTCCCATGTAATAGAATTCGCATTCTCATCATAAACTGGTTTTAACTCTCTTTGAGTTTGTTGCTGTGGAAGTGGAGTTGAAATAGGCTGTTGTACTTCAGGAGTCTGCATCGAAGCAGATTGTCTTCTTAAATCAATAAGAAGTTTCTCCAACTGATTCCTATCCTCCATTAGAGATAATTGTTCACGAAGTTGCTGTAGATGTTTCTCAGTACTTTGAGAATTCATCGAAGCAGCTTGGTCAATTTCACGATATAATGAAACTGCCTCTTCTCTTAATTGTCTTAATGGAGTGACGTCAGCAGTCACTCGTATTCTTTTATCTTCAGCCATATTATTCTTTATCTTCCATTTCTGCCATTAAAGCAGCCTCTCTACGAAATGCTTCAATATCATATTCTTCAATCATTCCAGAATCTTCTCTCTTCAACCATTCTCCTATATTAGGAGTATAAACGTCGTCGTTTTTATCCAATTCTTTCTTACGTATTTCTGAATATATCGAATCTTCTTCGAATTCCATCCTTTGAGCTACAAAGGAACATTTTCTATGTTCTTCAGACATAAAAGCTATTCCATGTTTCTTTCTCCACCATCTATCATAAGGAAATCGATTGTTCCATTGAATCATGAATGTTTTAAGCTCATCAATGGTCATATCATTCAACTTTTACTGATTCAAAATCTGATGAACTTCCTTCAAGAAAGGATAAACTTCAGTATCGTAAAACTTACGAATTTCAGCAAAATCTTTCAAACCCAATTGATTAAAAGAATCAACTTTCAAATCTTTAACAAGCTCAGGCATCAATACCGTCAGTGTTGCTTCGATATCGATAATATCTAAAGCATTCTGAGCTGCCTTAGTAGAATTACCAAGTAATGTATTATAAAATCCTCTACCAAGACTTTGTTTCATGGTTTCAATACGATAGTATTCACCTACATTAGGGAATTTGATTGTATATTCCTTCCCTCTTAAATTAACTGTTTTATCTTCCATAATCAATTGTTTTAATTCGTTATAAAGTTCTGACTTTATTTTAAAGAAACAATCGAATTAATACCCAATTCGTCCATAATAACTTTTAATAAATCTTCCCATCCTTCAGGTAATTCGTCTGACTTTTTATAATTATTTCTTGCCCATAAAGGCTGTAAGTTTCTATAATTGAAGCAGATACGCTGATGAATTGGATTAGATAAATCAAATCTTGAACATGGAATAATATGGTCAATATGCCATTCTCCCTGATTGTTCCACGTCATTCCTGGTTTAAATTGTTGTTCGAGATGAACTTTCAGTTCATCAAGTGAACAACCAATAAGATTTAAACTATTAGCTGACTTTACTTCACCTTTAAGTACTTTCAAAATTCGACTTCTTAATAATTTAGCATTTTTATAATTAATATCTTGTTTAAACTTTCTGTTAGCATAGGTTTTTGTTATACAATTTTCCTTTTTCTGTCTGACTATATTTCCTTCTTCGTTCTCTATTTTTCTCTTTACCGTCTTCTGTACTCAATTTTCTTGTTTGAAATTCTCTTCTACAATCTTTACACCAAGAATCATATCCGTATTTCTGACTATTATCTTTATGAAATTTAACAATAGGAAGTAATCTTTTACAATGAGTACAATGTAAATATTCTTCTTCATCTATCATAACTTTTCTATCTATTCGTTTGGGTTCTGGTTTATTTTGTTCGTACCAATTTTTCGACCTAATTCTTGCTTTTTCTTTATAACTTTCATCTTGCGCTCTTTTTATAGTTTGTCTTTTTGTACACTCTTTTCCTTTTTCTGTTTGAAAAAATTTCTTTCGAGCTCTTTTTGAAACTTCTTTGCCTTCAGGAGATTTCCTATATGCAGCTACACAATCTTTACATTGCATATTTAATCCATCTGATTTCGAATTATCTTTATTAAATTGCTCAATAGGAAGTTCTCGTCTACATTTTGAGCATATTTTCGTTCCTTTTTCAAAATCTGCTTTCATAAACCTTAATTTTTAAATCCTAATATTCCACTTTTAAATATAAAAAATTATGGCAATAAAAATTGCCATAATTTATTGATTATCAGAGTTCCAACGTTGATATTGGATAAAGATACGTTCCACTGCAGTTGTAGCCCGAAATTCCTCCTTCAGCCAGACTAAACGCCTGATTGTTGACAAAACAAGGATTCAGCAAACAAATCGTCTGACCAGTAGGGTCAACTTGCGTTACCATTTTCGTATTAGAATCCTGAGTTTGAATTGTCTTGCTATAAATAGCAATAGCAAATCCAAGTTCACCTAATACCAATGTATCTACAATAGCCTTTACTGAACCAAGACGGTGCATCATACCTTCCATTACCGGTTGCTTGAAGTCAATAAAGAACTGGTCTACTGTCCATGTACAATCATAACCTACTGCAGGTATTTCTTGTTTCAAAAGACTACCAAGACCCTGAACATTCGCACGGCTGATATTCTCAGCGAATTGCAGGTTTCTTACAAAACCTGCAACCTTATTATCTATCTTTATATACGCTTTTGGCGCTGTAAAAACTGCCATATTCTTTCGTTTTTAATTATCCACGAATTAAATATCCAGTAAAGAACAACTTCGTAATTTCATTATTTACAACAATCTTGTAAGTAGTGAAATAAGCATCATCTTTACGAGTTGTCACAACATCCTGGAATGACAATAACAAATTATCTTGTTCACTTGTAGCTGTTCTTGATTGCAAGTATGCTACTGTCCAATCCTTAACGGCACCTGCTGATAAAGTATTAGCATTCACACCATTTTCTTGTCCCAGCAAGTCCAATGTCGCATTTACAATCAACTCTTTATTAATCTGTGCTACAACACGCATGAATTGAATAGAGTAAGATTGACCTTTTGCATTGAACAGATTAGCGTTATCCTGCAATGTATTCACACCCTGGAGAATATTAAACTTTCCAGTATAGTCGTTCAATACAACGCAAAGAATACCATACTTCAGAGCTTTCTTCTTTTCAGTTTCAGTCAATATATGTTTTACTCTATCAACACCAATTGTCTTGAATGTAGGAGGTACATAAGGCGGTTTTCCACTTACACGTCCCACTACTGCACAAGTCATATAAATAGCCGGCCACCAACGAATCTTTTGTGCATCAAATGCAGATACCATACCTACACCGCCATGTACCAATTGAATGTAACAACTATCGAATGCTTGAGCCAATGCAATTTCTTGTGCAAAATTAGCTGAATCATCGTAACCTGCTACATATAAGAAGTGTTGGAATTTAGCATCTTGCGTCATATGAGTGATATATGCTTTTGTAGTTGCTGAATTTGCATTCACTCCTACTTGGTCAAGAATCACTGCACTGTAATCCAAACCTACAATCTGGTCAAGAACAGCATTCAAATCATTAGCATTAAACGACTCAGTACCACCAGTAGCAAGGATATAAGGTTTATCGTTCAATGCAGTAGTAATATCATTCTGCTCAATCTTACCAGTACCTTCAACCTGAGAAGTGGAATCAAGAACAAATACCAAACCAAAATTAGAATCATTATTGGCCCAATCAATTAATTCTTGAATGTTATCAATTTCAGGAGATTCGAGTACTAATTCAGGGTCACAATTTTCTTGCGTAATGTCACCATAAGGCAAACCATCTGTATAAGTACCAGTATAAGTACCTCTCCAGAATTGCAGAATCCATTTAGTAGAATCTTCACGTCCTGCGATAAAACTCAGACCGTAACCTTTTGTCAGAAGAGTATCGTTCAGAAGAGTACCGTTTGCAACTAATCCTTCATCCAAAGTCTTAACTGCGAATGTACCTCCTGCTGCTGTTGCAAATGTAATTTTTGCTCCTGTAGTTGTTGCTGCACGAACAAATTCAAGTTCAGAAATACCTACTGCGTCAGGATTCGAAGAGTCTGGTGCGAATAACGCTTCTGCAGCTCTCCACCACATTCCACCTTTCATAAATCCACGAAAATCTGAAAGATTGTCAAATGTATAAATAGCATTCTGACCTTGTGTGTTTTCACCATTAATACCAGCACCACCACCAAATCCAGCAGAATATGTACCAGTATCAATAACAAGAACCTTACCGTAATCTAAATTACGAGCAGGTCCAGTTTCTCCACTTATAATGGTGCTGTAAACACCAGGAAGAGATATTTGACGATTGTTAAAATAAAATGTGCTTGACATAAAATTTATTAATTTTCATTAATTTTACGAACTGATATATGATTTAATTCCTTCGATTCTTTCTAAATAATTCTCAGGAATATAATTAACACCTAAATATAGATATTCTTTTTCTTTCTACAAACCAAATATTAAATTATCTCTGATTCTACACCTGGCAATCCATGATTTTGATAATTATCTCCATCAATCGCTGCTATTCCTGCATCTTCAAATAACAATTTATTTAAAAATTCAGTATTAACCAAAGATGAAATGATTTGTTCAACAGAAACTTCCAATCTTACAGACCTTACGAATATAGGTAGAGGAATCAAGTTTGTATCTGCCATAAGCTCTGTCATTGTTATATCGATAGTTGAATAATTAGTAGCCAACCAGTTATACGCTCCAGTCATTAATGCATAAAGTACTTCTGATAACAGAATGCTTTCTAACATATTATCTGACAGACACATAATTTCAAAACCGCACTCTCTACTATCTCGAACTTGCCACGCTCCATCAGGAGTATAAATTTCACCATTCAATTTACCTATTGAATTAGCAGGTCCTTTTGTTTTACCTGGTTCTCTTATAACGTAACAAGGTAATCCCGTCTTATCTTTAGGAAATTCAAGTCTTACTTCTATTTTCCTCGGATTAGCAGATGAACGAGTGAATAACGATTTTGCTTGTTGATAGAAATCAAAATTTCCATCCTTCATTCCATATAACAATCTATATAGAAAAGTGTTTTCTTCGTCATTTTTATGATTTTCTAAATCTTTGGGTATATATTCCAATAGATTTAGAATAAGCTGTTTTACACGGATTATTTCTATCATATCATTTGTTATTTAATATCCTTTCTAATGTTTCATCAATAGCCATATCAGCAACTCTATCTATCTGAGCAATTTCAAGTGCCCTATCCATCAATCTCTTAGCAATGATACCACCATTGAACCAGCTATTAGGGTCAGATTTATCACTGACTCTTCTGAATGTCATGTATTGACCTCTATTCTCATTTTCTGAACTTGAAGCTTCAACTCGTACAAGACCCTCGTATTTAGCTGCTTTATGAATGTATTCTGGAACTTTTAATCCAGGAATGTTAATTTCTTTTCTTACACCAGGTATTTGTTGACTTTCAGGTAACTGAGACCTTTTTAATGGCATTGGTGAATTTTTAGCAAGTTGATATACATCCTGAGGCATAATTGAACTGAATATTCCTGCTTCAGCAATCGCTTGCGGTGTCGCATGGCGGAACGGTACGGTCAAAAACCAACCAAGTCCATTCTTCTTTTGTTTCGCTTTAGATGATTTTTGAAATCCTGGTTTCTCGTCAAATGGACCTACACCTTCTTCTATCATTAAAGCAAGTTTACTTTCTCTTGCAGATAATCCAAAGACAGCTTCTGTTGCAGAAGGTCTTTCGATATACATTGCTTTAAGATATTCAGGTCTTGAGCTTTTCAGTTCTTTGTTGACTAAATCTTGCCACCTCATAGAATATTCTTGAACTACACTATCAATAATAGCTGTAGCCAGTAAGTTCGACTCATCTTGATTCAAGGTGAATTCTTGAACTACATCACTTAAGTCTATTCTAATCGGTAACGCTGCCATTATATATTGTCGTTAATTATTACACCTGAACCGTCGAAATTCGGTTTTTCTATTGCTATCAAATGACTTCTTCTTACTATTGCTTGGACTGGAAGTTGTATCTTTTGTAGAGAGCCTTTTATTTTATTTGTTTCCCAAGATGCTCTTACTTCATGAACAATATCTAAAATATGTCCTTCAACTCTATGCTTATAATAAACACTTACCACTCCATTTGTAGGAGGTTCAAAATCCAATATCAAACAATAAGGATTTTCAGGATTTACATGAGCCTGATTCGTTTTACTTAATTTTTCAGTAGATGAAATAAAAGTATGAAGAGATATCAAGTCAATCACTCGATACGTCGTAAAAACGAAAAACTCCCCGTTCATTTCTCTTATTTCCAAATTCTCACTGAAGTAAGAATATTCCGTCTCAAAAGTTATACGGTTGAAATAGCCTAAATTAGGTTTGTCTTTATCGATTACTGTCACTGCAAATGTTCCTAATAAAGCTTCAGTCCAATTCTTATATTGGTTATTCTGATTAATTCCAGTTATAAGAGCTTTTGTCTTTGTAGGATTGACATAGAAGTAACCAGTACCAAAGCAATTCTGACAATCAGGCAAAGCTGCATCTCTTCCATGACAAGGACATCTTAATGCTGTCTCGAGTGTTACATCGTAACCTTTGGCAAAGATAGCTTTTTCAAACTCATCCTTATAGAATTCTGGTCTGAAATTACTCAAACCTGGATTAGGTGTCTGTAAGATATTCTTCTGTTCCATAATTAGAATACTCTAAATTTAACTTCATCATAGACGAGTTTCAATCTACTCACTGCACTATCAATATCCTTTTTATATTGAATGAGTCTTGCTGAATATGCTGCTGATGTTGCACTTGCCGTTGTACCTATACTTTGACTTAAACCATCTATACTTAACGATTGACTTGATACACCAGCAACACCAAGGACCAAATCTCCTGCGATGTTTAACGGGCCGAAAGTAGCCAACATCCCGACTATATTCAACAAATCCATCGGCATATCATCTATATCCCATCCCGTAATATATTGAATTCTCCAATAATCAGGAATATTCTCATATCTTTGAGTTCCAATCTGAGATGTAATTCCAGTCAAAATAACTTCGGCATTTCCTTGAGTCGTTGATGAGCCAGTAGGTACTACACTAATTCTCCTTTTCCCTTGATTCATTGCTGTATCATATTCACAGAACAACCATCCTTGTGGATATATAATTTGCTCCATTTTATTCAGCATACCAATCATAGATAAAGGAACTCGTACAGGATAATTCGTCTGAAGTATCGGGAATTGTTGCCAATAATCTGAACGATAATATGAAAGAGTTTGGTCAACTAACTGCTTCATAAAACGTAGATTAAACCAATTCTCTACATCTCTCTGTGCAGACTCTATATAGAGTCTTATATTTTCATCTGAAAAGGATGTCCCTTCCCCTCCTTCGATTTTTATACCGAAAAGATATAGAGACCAAATTTCAGCAACAGAAAGAGTTAAACCAGTATTCTTTCTGTATTTTATTTTCAAAGTTAGTTGACCCATTGTAATAGTATGTTATGCTTTACTCAAAATCATTTCAATAATTTCATCTTTTCTTTTGCCTTTCAAGTCTTCTTCAGAATAATTACCACCTTCTTCCGACATTGCAAGAGCTTTCAAGTCGTCGACTTTTGTTGCTTTCAAATCCGCTAACAAATTATCGTCTTCAATTTCTTCTTTGATTGTTTCTTGAATTTCAGTCTTTACTGATTCAGTTTTTCCAGCTTTCAACTCTTCAACCAATTTCTTCCAAGATTCAATTTCACCATCTTTTTTAGAGAGTTCAATTTCCTGAGATTCAATAACATTTTTCAATCTACGAATCTCATTTTCGTACTCTTCATTATCTTTCTTGATTTCTGTGCGCAATTGCTCTTCCATTTTCGTCTTATATTCCGGTTCTTCACCTTCTTTATAAATGTTAGGAAACTGACCATCGACAATTTCTTGATACAATTCGTCAGATACAGTTGCTACACCATTACAAAATTTTACTGTCCCATTCTTGAACTTCAGAGTGTGTTGGGAATAAACTCTACTTTTAATTGTTACCATAATTCACTAATTTAAAAATAAAAAGGAGAAGGAGTTCTTTTAATCTCCCTCCCCTTTTGAAACAATTTATTACAATTAAATTACAAACCTTCGTCACCAATGTTAACGATACGTACAATCTTAGCAGGCTGATACAATACCGGAGTACCGTAATTCAAGATACAGAATCGACGACTCGGAGCAGTAACTGCAAAGTCCATCTTAACAGTATCAGAGAACTGCAAATATTCGTTAATCTGACTATCATTGTAATATACCAAGGCAGACTTGGTACCTGCAATGATACGGTTGCGGTCACGTACGCAATTTGCAGCAGCACCATCATAACCAGTTGCCATCTGAGAAACAGGTACTTCAAAAATCGGGAAGTATTCTGTCGTATCATTCAAAACAGCATCTTTCTTTGTACGATAAATAACAAATGAAGAAGCTGCATAAGCACCACCTACACCAGCAGTAACACCGAACTCAACTGACTGAGTTGCAGTAACAGCTTGAGCACCAGCAGATGTAATATTCAAAGGTGCAGATTCACCATAACGATTCTTAGCAGTTACCAAGTAACCATAAGCACCTGCATGACGACCAAAGTTAGTCTTAGTATCAGCATTATTAACCTTAATTGCTGTTCCAGCAACCGGAGCAACCGGAGCTTTCGGACTTGATGCACCTTTACCTACTCTAATAGGCTTACGAACATCAAAGAAACGGTCATTCTTAATGTTAATTTTACCGAACTGAGTTGTAACGTCGTTTACAGACTGTCCCATTGTTGCTCCAGTTACAGAAGCTGCAAGACCTACAATAACTCGCTTGCTTTCATGGAACTGCTGTACATAATTGTTAAATACAATCGGGTTAGAAATAATACGGTCAATATAACCATTATAAACATTCACCACAACATTAGATGCATCCTGAATCATCTTATCATTCAAAACCTGATTCTGAGCATCAATAACAGCTGGAGAATTGAAATAACCATCAAGCAGTTGCTCAGAAGTCTTACCTTCTGCTGTACCACCGTCCATTTCATTTACACCCAACATGTGCTGACGGAATACACCATCAAACTCGATATCAACACATGAAGAGTCTGCACTTGTCAATGCTGTATCAATCAATGTCTGTAGCAAAATAGTCTTATTCTCAACTTCCTGACGATACATGTTATCAATACCGTTGTATTCAGCAATCATTGCAGGATGAGTTACTTGACCAGTAACACCCATGTATTTAGTCAAGATTGACTTACGTCTGTATTGAGAATCGGTTTCTTCAGGAGTTTCACCTTCAGTATTGAAGATACTGATATCTTCACCATACTTATACAACTGATTGTACTGATGAACATTCTGTTTAATCTTCTGTTTCGGCATTTCCATATAGTACACCAACTGATTCAATCTATTGGTCAAAATCTTCAAGACTGAATCCAAGGATTCAACTTTCAGACCACCACCATTATTAATCATGTTGTTGTATTGCATACCGGTCATAGAACCGGCTTCCATAGCTTTCAAGATATCAGATGATGCAATTCCATCAAACAAATCGATATCTGTTCCGTTATTAGTGTATTGATACAAATCCATAACTTATTTTTATTTATAATTTAAATCCGAATTTACTTTACAAATTTAATACCATTCTTAGTATACATGTAACGAGCCAACTCTTCACCTATTGTTTCAGCATAAGGGTTAGTCATGTAATTCAATGCATCGGCTTCCAAAGATTTTCTGATTGAATCATCACTTTCGTTAGTAAGAGCTTTTTCAATCATCTTAGCTACCATCGGACGTTGATTGATGATATTAAGCTCAATCTTTCCGTTATCATCCTTTTCAAAAGTCATAGACTTCTGAATAGCTGACATGTTATCCAAACCTTCTGAACGGAACTTCGGTGCTTCTTGACCAAACTTATCCATCTTAGCACTCAGGTTATCCAGACTTTCAGCCATACGCTCGATAATAGGAGTGAAAATCGAACCTACAGACTTCATAATCATTGATTCCATAGATTTCATCATTTCGCCTTCTGCATTCTTATCTTCGGCAGTATTCTTTTCATCCTCTTTCACCTTCTCTTCTTTCTTGACAGCTTCTTTTTCAAGCTTATCAATATCTTTCTCTTCTTTTGTTTCAGACTCATGGTCACCACGAGCTGCTTTATCTTCAGATTTTTCAATCTTAATATCGCCATTAGCTATTGCTTTTTCGATATATTCCTCGCTAAAGTTTGCATCCAACAGTGACTTTACGATTTTGTTGTCTAAATATTCCTTTTTCATTTTAATTAAAATTTATGTTTACGTAAAAATAGAACCAAATTTTTATTTTACAAATTAAATTCGCTGACTTTTTAAGAAATCTTGAAGAACATTTATAGAAATATGACCCTCTTCATAACTTTTGAATAGATTTTTAAGAATCTCATCATTCTTCGCTTTAAGAGGTTCGATTCTAATTCGAAAATCTTTATCAATAGAAAGAATATGTCCATCCTTTTCCATTTCAAGTAAAATGTTAGTTGTTCGAAAATCTTTATCAGATTCAAATTCGTAATCTACATAATCCTTAGTTTGAACTCCCTTTACAATATCCGCAAAAGTATTTGCATTCACTGGAGTCATAGTCATCGCAAGATTCGTAATAAGAGCTTTTTTGATTTTCTTAGGATTTGACTTATCTCTTTCAAGAGCTTTACCTTCTATACTAAAACCAGGTTTACGATTGGTACCTGATTCTTTCATCTCAAGTGCTTTATCATAAAATGCTCTTGCTTCAGGAGATTTTTTCCAAAGTTGACATTTTACATAAAACTTATTATTTTCAACTTTTGCACTAATAGGTGCTCCAATCCAAAAACGAGATTTATTAATAGGTGAGCGAGAGGTTAAATGGTCTAAATTTATTAAACCATGTTTCAAAAATCGGTCAATTATAAAACCATTAGGTTCCATAGATTCACCTTCTGCATCTTCAGATGCATCGGAAGCCAACCCTTCAAATATCATTCTTTCGTATCTCCTATCATCACCAATTGGATAATCGAGAGGATTAAAAGAAGATTTCTCAAAGTCAGCTTCTGTAAAAAAGTTAAATCTTGAACCTATTTCAAACATTTTCGTTTTTGTTCCATAATCACCGAATTTAGAAAATTATCAATCAAATTGTCGATTTCTTTATATCTTCTCACTCTTTTCCAATCATTTTCAGAAACTTTCTTCTTCGTTCCCATAATTGCACCGAAAATCGCTGCATTTGTATCAGTATCTTCGCCATAATTAATAACTGAACAAAGGTCTTCAAAAAGTGTAGAATTCTTATTTTCTTGCGCTAAATAATTATCAATCACGAGATTATATGTATTTATCACATCACCTCTATTATCATAATCATTCACCTCAAGATTTTCCACTGGCAAATCTCCTAACAAATTTTTGAGTATGCAACAAAATTTACTACCGAATTCAAAACAATTCTTATTATTATGTGTATAGCAACAAAACGCTTCAAATAGATTTTTCGTATATTCATCAGATTCATTCAAACAAGCTATTGCAATAGGAAGTGAATAAAACAATGCACCGTTGCCCATTCTATCTGTTCTTGAACATCCCTTTCGTTGTATTGATTCTGCTGTTTGATTTCCAATATCAAACAATCTACTTCCTGCATTGAATTTCTTGTTTTTATACCATAAATCTAAGTTCTTTTCGAATTTATCAATCTTCTTGATGTTTTCTCCAGGCGTACAAAAAGCATCTAATAAACACAATAAAACAGATGTATCGTCAGACCATGTTCCCTCTATCTGTCCATGAATTCCTCCTGAAGCGAATCCACAACAGAGAAACATTCCTTCACTTCTAAATTCAAAAGGAACTCCAAGCACATCTCCAAGGATATAGGCTCTAATACTATTTCTTATCTTCTCTTTCATTGTTCTCGAATTTCTTTGCATTCTTAATTGCATTGTCAACCATTTCATCAGTTGCTTTTTTCCTCTCTTCTTCAGTAGGAGTATGAATAATACTCATTGTACTGCAGTCATTCCATCTTGATACTTTCTTTGTTTTCATTAGCTTTTTCTTTTTAGTATCTAAAGATACACCTTTTATTAATGTGGTCCAACAATTCTAATAAAAAGTTACACCATTTCGACAACAATTGAATTAAGTCCTTTAGCAAGAACTTTGAATTTACTGAATCTCTGTGTCAAGTATTCATATTCAGCAATTGTATTATTGATATTCGCAACTTTATCTCCTTTCTTAGCCAAGAGTGTTATTTGGAAGTCACTTCCAAACGAAGATAGTTGTTTTAATGAAAACGAACTAAAACTCTTATCTTCTATAACAGAACCAACTTCAGCGTTCAATAATTCATTTAGGCTATTCATATCTCTTGCTTCTAATCTTCTATACAAAACTAAATTTTCTTTGCAAGGATTTTTATCTATTGCTTCAGCAATTAATTGAGCCATTAAAGCAATTCCTGTTCCACCACCTTTACCGTAATTATAATCTCGAATAGCTTCATAATCAGTACCCATATATCTTTTTAAAGCTTCATATTGAGTCTTAGTAACTTTTAACTTTTTACCTTGCTCTTCGTAATAATCTATCATTTCACCTTCATCTTCGAAAGTATGACCTGTAAAATGCTTATACTTCACACCATTCCATTCTGAATACAAAATACCATTAGCTACTGGAAGATAACCTGAATCAATAAGCATTTTATTCACTTCAGCTCTGTAATTTGTTTTTAATCTCGAATAGTTATCAAGAATTTCATCAAATTCTTCATTTTTGATATAATCTTTAAATTTTTCCTTAATACCTTCATCAACGGTAACTGAATCAAGTGCTTTTGTAAATCTTTCTCTTTGGTCATCAGATAAAGTACTGTTTTGAGAATTCCTTTTCTTCAAGAATTCTTTGAATTCTTTCTCAGCTTCAAACTTCACATCGTTCTTTTCTTCTTTAGTATCTAATTTTTTTAGATTATCTTTCAAAGCAAAAACACCTTGATGTTTCAACCAAGACATAGATTTATTGTTACTCAAATCTTCCAATAAATACTCTCCTTTATCTTCGTCTCGAGAAAATCTATAATCTACACCATTTTCAGTAAATTCAACTGCCTTACCTTCATCTAACTTCTGTAAAATCTTACCATACAGTATTATACCAGCTTGTGACTTTATAGAATCCATTTTAACTACTGGTTTATCAATTTTATCTTTCTTCTCTTCAACTTTCGTTGATTCTGGTTTCTTAGCTTCTACTGCAAGTTCTGATTTAGATTCTTCTTTTTTAAGAGTCTTTTCAAATTCCTCCTTCACCCGTTTCTTGAATTCATTGAAAGGTTCGTTTGGTTTGGATTCCATATAGAAAGAACCTTTCTTAGCTTTATATTTATCCTCTCCCTTCATATTAAGAACAATTGTCTGACCATTAACCTTAACGTAGGTTTGAGTGATTTTCTTGAAACCATTCATTTCATTAAGTTTCTTATCGATACTATCAGAAATATCTTGCTTCAATTTATCCAACTTAGAATCAAGTGTCTTTTCGTCTATAGGTTTAGTTTCTTTCACCTCTTTATTCTTAGCTATCTTTTCTTTGATTTTATCAATCACAGACGAATCTAAATCAAGTTCACCTTTTTCTTGAGCATCAAGAATACGTTGAAGAGCTGATGTAATACCAAGCTCATCCGCAGATTTATCATCTGACACTTTACCTTTACGATTCTCAATTTCCTTTTGAGCTGCCTGCTTGATTTCAAGAGAAGCATCTTTATCATTGATTGCAGCTTGTAACTGTTCATCACTTGCTTTAGATGCGTGTTGAGAGTAATCAACTTTTGCAGTTTTAGCTTCAGGTTGTTCTTCTTCTTTTTTTGAAGATTTTCCTTTTCCTTTAGGTTTCCAACCATTAGCAGTTTTTATATACACTTTACCGCCCCACGTCTTTTCTGTACCAACAGGAGACGCTTTCTTAGCTTTCGTTATTTCATTAAAAGAATTTATATCAATCATATCTAATTCTATAGGCAATAGAGGGACTTTTTAATTTCCCTCCATTATTAAAACGAATTCTTAATGTAACTGCAAACGATACTTCGTCTGTTTGAGTGTTGCCATAAAATCTTCAACCCAAGACTTTTCACCTGCATAATTTTGCTTGTCTTCAAGTTTAGAATAGAATTCTTTTGTCCTTTCAATGATTAGATTTATTAATGCTATCGGGTCATCGACTTCAATTTCTTCACCACTAATCTCACCTTCTTTGAATCGTCCGAATTCTGACTGGCCTGCTTCCATTATCTTATCTTCATAATCTGAAAGCTCCTCTATCAAATCATCGAGATATTGATGTTTAGCGTTATCTTCTTCACTCCAATGGATATTCTTTGACCTCGTTTTCACACCTTCAATAAAATTAGCAAAATCAGCAAACACTTTATACATCTCATCTTTTGCTTTTAGAATCTCAGAACCATCATCTAAAGAAACGTTACTGTTTATCTCTTTACGAATATCATCTATACCCCAAGATTTCTCTATTTCTTCATCAGAAACAAGAATCTTGTTTATATCGAGTTTTCCTTCGTTTTTCATCTCATTCAGTAAAGATTTGAACATATCAGCTTGGTCAAGGTCATTGAAGTCAATTAACATTCTAAAACCTGTTGGTTCTTCAGTTTCAATCTCAATAGATTTTTCTATACCATCACCTTCAGGTTCTTTTATTTCTTTATCTAAATCTTCTTTACATAAAGCATTGACACTATCGCAATCCATAGTCTTTTCAACATTCTCTTTTTCTTTCCAATCATCAGGAAGTTCATTTTCAAGACCCAGCTCTTTAGCACGTTTCTTAATCCACGCTTTCACTTTTGATTCTGGCATATTAGAAGCTCCTACCAATTTGATAGCATCTTTCAAGTCCTGACTATTCCTTATAGGATATTTTCCATTCGGCATTGCTTCACCTTTCTTTGCAAGGTCTTTTCTTTCTGTATGTGAAAAATAAGTTTTATTATTTGCTTTTTTGATATCCTCTGGACATGATTTACAAACATCACCGAAAACTTTTTCTGAAATATCGCCGTTCAAAAATGCCTTCATAATCTTCAAAACTTTATTTTCAGATACTTCGAGTCCTAAAATTCGTTTGATATTATCTTTCATATCGAAAATGAAATCATAATCATCTAACTCTGTAGACGGATTAATCCAAGCAGAACCAATTTCTTCTTCACTATCAAGCAACAATGAAGCTGGAGCTTCACTATCAATATGACCTATAAAATAATGAATTTCAAAATCTTTACCTGTCGCGATTCCAACTGGATAAAGCAAATCTTCAGGAACATCGAATCCAGTCTCTTCAAGTAATTCTCTATGAGCTGCTTCACGCCATTCTTCTCCTGCATCTACATGACCTCCAGGAATGCACCATTCAGTAGTACTTTCACCCATATCACCAACTCTCTGTAGGATAAGAAGTTTGTCACCTCTAAATAAAAGCACATCTGCATATTTCACTTTACCAATCTTCGCTTTGATAATGTCATTATAAATAGACTTTGAAATTGTACCAGATTTATATAATCCTTTAGCTTCAAAGAGGTCTTTTGTATCTACAATTGCTTCGGCAATTTCAGTATCATCTTCTAATGATTTTATAGATTTTTCTATAGAAGCCTTTTCCTTCTGAACACTTGCTACGTGTTTTGCATGTTCCTTCAAAAAAGAATCATATCTTTTCAAAGCATCTTCTTTCTCTTCCGTATCCAAAGTAGAGATACTTTTAACAATACTATTTTGTTGTGCAAATTCATCTGCAAGATTATCTATCTCTTTATTAACATTTTGAGATTTTTGAAGAAGTTTTCTGTACTGATTGATTTTTTCTTCTTTTGAGCGAAAATCAAATAATTTCTTTATATTCATAGCTTTATAATTTTTGTCCTAAATATACGAATTCTTATTTATGATATATCACTTTTGATACGAATATCTTCAACGTAATAAAAATCATGTTCACCTATATAGATATTATAAAAGAATCTGTTTACAGTTTCTAATTTTTCAATACAGTCGACTATATAACTATTCTTTCTACCCTCGAGTATCATTCCTGGTTTTAATTTAGAAGCTTTTGTAAATGAACAAGTCTTTTTATTTGAATCTATAACATAAAGTAACTGCTCTCCTGATATTCTATCTAAAACTACTTCTTCATCTGCATGACAATATATGTTATAAACAGATTCATTAAAACGTGCAGCTCTTTTATAAAGACCTTCTAATTTTGTAAATCCATTTTTATTCATAATTAATTCACCAATCTTTAAATCTTTGATAAATTTAGGTCCTTCGAATGTTCTTACTTCGACAAAACTTGAATTAAAACCACCTTTCATATTATTCATGTATTATTGTTTTCAATATCCCACTAAAATCTTGGATAACGTATTCTATAGGAGCTATCAAATTATAAAGAGTTCCTTTGTATGTAGTTTCTTTAATATCTTTAACAATAAGTTTTCTTACACCAAAATGACTTTTAGATGTATCTTCAAAACTTTTTGCATACTCCTCAATCGATAATTTTCGTTCCTCACTATCTGACCTTAAAGATGAACCTGATATTCTATTCAAACACTCATATTCAATCATCTCACTTAAAAGTTTTTCATCTAAAATAGGTAAACAACATTCTTGAGAATATTTGCCAATAAATAATTTCTGACTTTCGCAAATCGAAATTTCTTCACCATTCTCAAGTGTCAATATAAACATCTTACCGTCGTAACCTCCTACATTTATTTTTGCTGGCATATATCTGAAACTGAATGTAGGGATATGAAGCATCTTGACGAAATCAATCCCATCCTTATTAAGGTCACTGATTTTGATGAATTCGTCTTCAAATCTTTCTTCTTTAGGTCTATCGTCTTCAAACGTTTCAACTCTCTTTCTCAAGACTTGTACTAATGTATCTTCTGTATATCCTATCATACTACAAACTCTTTATTACCGACTGTTATCTTAACTTTACTTCTTCTCTCAACTTTTCTATCAAAATATTTGACTGGTTCAAATGATTGCGTTTCGTCATTCCAAACGTATGATTTCGGGATATAACGCATATTACAACGACAATACGGGTGAATTGGTCCAAGAGTTGGTTTCCAATCTTTTGACTTTAAACCTATATTGTCACCATTCGCTATTAGGTCAATCAACTTGAATATTCTTGGCTTCGTGCCTACACCTCCAGTTGTATAGAGTTGTTGACAATATTTGCATGCACCAGGATAGACTTGTTTATATACTAATGCTTCTGCACCATGTTCATTCATTATCTGTTGCGCTACACCTATTTGATAGATGTATTGCATTTCAGTCTCGACTATTCTGCCCCAATCTCTATTCCAATCGTCCAACGAATGTCCTATACTACTGATAATAGATTGGATTGATTTCTTTTTCAAAGTTCCTTCAATTATTTCCTTCTTAATGGTGGTTAATTCAAGTTGTCTTTGAGTTTCTGCTATTAGCTTAACCTCTTCTTCAGATATAGAATTTGAGAGAATATCTCGCATTCTTTTTCCCATTGTCTTTATATAAGAATAAGTTCGGGTCGCTGCAGCATCATACATTGCCATTTCTGAAGTTGTCAATACTTTATACTGCTTCTTATCTATGTAAGACAAAAGGTCAGTATAATCCAATGTCCTTAATTGACTTGGAGTCAATTGTCCTGATAATCTACCAAAAAGGTATGATTGATAATATGGAGGCAATTTCTTCAATTCATCCTTCCATTTATAACCATACCTTTTTAATAACTCCTTGTCTTCAGAAGATAATTTACTCTCACCAAGAACATCTGCAACAATTCTTGCAAGTCGATAATCTATAATATCGAATAACCTCTGTATTTCATCAGGAGTGAAAATCATTGTTTTGCAATTTTAGTCATTTCCTTGGTCAAATCTATCATCATATTATTGACCTGAGTTGAAAACATAACTTGTGCCAATCCTTCATATCCACATTGGACTTTCGGATAACGAATAGGGTCCTTTGTATGATATATAACATTCGACTTTTTAGCCATCTGTTTGATATCAACTCCATCAACTTTTTTAATCGGCGGCATTACTTGTATAAATTAGTTTTATAATAATTTATCGCTTCTGCAAGTATAGGATTATTGTCAAATGATTTATACTTATCAAACGGGTTTTCACTGAATGATTCTTCGTCATTTGGAACTCCTGCTTCTTCTGATTCTCCAGGAACAGACGCTCCATACATCTGCTGCTGTTGTTCAGCTTGCTTTGCAGTCTGATAAACTTGATTGATAATGATATCGTTTTCTGGGTCAAGTGGTCTTCCTGAATACTTCTGGAATATATCTTGCATTGCAACCATACCTTTTTCAAGCTTCTCAGCATCAAGTTTTACTTGAGCTTCTTCATCTTCAACTTCAATACCAGTAAATGAAAATTCAAAATCTTCATCAAGTTCACTTACGATATATTTGGTAATCACATTTTCAAGAAACACAAGAATAGGTTTCAAACCTTTCTCTCTACTATGTTGCAATCTGGCTTTTTGACCATCTTGTCCAAAGATTTGAGCTTGGTCTTTGAATTGGAATCCTAATTCCGTAGGGTCTATTCTATAGACAGAACAACTCATGATAACCAAGAATTTCAACCATTCATTAAATTCCATGTCGCGATTACAATTATGGACTAAAATTCCATTTGAAATGAATTGATGATTCTCATTATACATTTCAACATCAACCATCTCAACAAAATCATTTTCTTCCCATAGATTCTTAATTTGAATCATATTGAAATCAATTAATTCTTGAGGTAATTGATAACCTATCTTTTTAGCATAATATAAAACCTTAGACAGAGAAGCTTTTTGATGTCCTTTTCCTATATTCTGGATATCATGACGTTCAAGCCAAGATAAACATTGTTCTTCTTTAGATAGATTTTTGTAATATAATCTCAATTCTGTTGCTAAATACATTATATACTCTTTCGGAGCATCATCTTTAATATACCAAGATTTCTTTTTCTCAGGAAGAGAATCGTTTTTATACTGTTGTAAAAATCCGATTTTTTCTATAAATAATTCAGTATTTCTAATAAGAAGAACAGAATCTTTTCGAGTTTTACTTAATCCTTTAGAATTTTGTTTCTCTTCAAAAGAAGTACATTGAATACCTTCGCAAATCAATAATTCTCTACATTGTTGTTGTAACTCATGATTAGAACATGCAAGGTTAATTCTATAACCCGATTGATAATCACAATGTCCATCTGCAGAAAACCATCCTCTAAGAAATGCGCATCTATATTCAGATTTCGTTGAATATAAAAAAGGTGCTACATTCTTCTTTTGCTTTGAATTATTGAATCCTAACGCTCTAAACCAATCGTAAAATTCATAATCACAAATGATAATTCTAATTTGATAAGGTGATAAAGTTTTAAATTTACCTCTCGCCTTTTCTTTTTCTAATTGACTTTCACTAAAATTCTGAATATACTTTTTAGCATTGATTCCATACTTCTCACAAAGACTCAAATGATACTCTATAATATCATCTTCTTTTGTAGGATGATAGAATGTATGAATTATTTTTCTTGATTTATTACCGGTATCTATATAACCATCTCCAATAATCCATCCAATCAAATCAAATAAATCTGATTCAACTTCTTTACCTTTATAGAAGAGTGAATTATATTCTTCTTGCTCCACAACGTTTTTGTTTACTAAAACATAATCATCGCGAACAAGGTCTTTTCTTTCTACCCATTCGAATTTGTTATTTCGCAATACTAAAAATCTATGATTATCAGATGTCCTTATCTTCAATCTATTTTTAAGTTCAAGACCAAAAACTTTCTTTACTTGTGTTTTATATATACGGGCTTTTGTAAATTTCTTACCATCCCAAATCTCATTAAAGACTTCTTTTTCACTTCCCAATAAATCACTTAAAGTTTTGTTTCCTTCTCTTGTTACAACATTACTTTCAGGATGTAAACATTTCTGTAGGTCAATCCATTCTAAATCAATACCGTTTATAACTGGTGTCCTGTGACTGTTACTTACTCCCATCATCGTCTGCATCCATGCCTGACGAAATTCATTCAATGTTGATGGTGAAATATTCGCATTCTTTACATTAATAAAACCTTTTGGTTGAGAACCTTGTTTGAAAAATAATCCATTATAACTCATTCCCCATAATATCCATGTAATAATCTCTACAAGAGTTTCAAGTTCACTTGTACCATATCCATTCTTACGAATATTAGAAGTTTTGTTTCTAATACCAAATCCAAGCTCCCATGGATAATATAAAATTGGTTCTTTTGTCATAGGATTACGAATAATCATATCATCCCATACCATACAATATCTTGGTAAATAACCTTTGAACCTGTATCCTTCAAAAGCTTCTCTTTGTCTTGGGTCAACAGTATCAAGAAATCGAATAAGTGATGCATCAATAGCTCTGAATTTTTTCAATTCCCAATCACGACTCCTGACAACTTCAAATGCCAGTTGGTCCAATGTAAGACTATCGAATGTTATCTTACGAACGAATTCTTGAAAACTATCCAGATTATCCCACTTCTCATTCCATCCTCCGTTCTCAAGGAATTTCACAATATTCTCTATCTTTCTTTTATCTTCGTTAGAAAGTTCATCTTCTTTCTCTTCTTTGAAGAGACTTTTCTTTCTTCGGATAGTATATCCTTCTTTTTGTTCATCTTCAGAAAAATGCAGAAAATTTTGAACTTGCTCAATACGTGTATTAACTATTGCACGAATGATATAAATATCTCCCATTCTCCGAAGAGTAGAAAATGATAGAACTCCCTTTGAATCTTTGAATCCTTTACCATTCCCCGCTAAATCATTAGGGTCAAAGAAAACAGATTGTATATGAGGATTCGTCTTATTGATTTCGCCTAAATACAAATTAGCTTTCAACAACTCTTCCGTATCATTAGAACTCAAAGCTGATTGAAGTTTACTTTGGAATGCCATAGGGGCTGCTTTTTGTATCGAATCAAGTTCTTCTAAAGAAAGTCCAGCCAGACTCGATAAAAAGTCTGGCTTTGACTTAATTTGAGAATTTCGTTTATTTCTTTTTCCCATCGTCAGATAATTTTAAGCTCCAGCTAATTGCGTTAAAGTAACAGTCACTGTCTTATTTCCTTCTGTTGTAGTAACCACTGCTGTTCCAGTTCTCTGTGCTCCAGTATTTGCTGCTGCCACTACTGAATATTCCGAAGACCCTTTTGTAAATCCTTCACCCTGGACTGTCGTAGTATAAGTTACCGCAGAAGGAATGCCGCTATTACTTCCATTAACCTTCTTCTGTTTAGTAGCTGTTACTCCGAATATTTTAGTCTCTCCTGCTGCCGCAAAAGAAAGTGTGGTTGGGTCTACAGTACATGTATATTCATAGGTAACTGTCGCTGCAAGCTGTGTTAACGTAACATTTACCGTCTTGTTGCTTTCAGTCTGT